GGGCGGCTGTTGGTGCGGCGGTTTTCAAGCTCACCAAGATCAACGGCTCGACAACCGGCGGCCCGGCCGCTGACCGTGATCAACCGCAAGCCCCTGACCAGCGGAAACGATGGGGAGAGACGATGGGCTGCTCCGTGGATAGCCTGGCCTGGCACGCTGACCAGCTGAAACGATTGATCAACTTGGCGGCCACCCCGGCCCAGCTGGATGATCAACTAGACCGGCTGGCCGCTGATCTTCTACTGGCCACCGAGTGGGACGCTGACCGGTGGGGGCTCGACCCCGGCGCATTCTGCAAGCGGGAGCGCCGGATAATGGAGACCAGAATAATGGCGGCGGGAGGCGAACACCATTGGCTAAAAAGAAATCGGGCATCTCGATAAAGAAATCGAATGCCGGGAAATTGCGGAAAGCGGCCGGGGCCAAAAAAGGAAAAAAGATCCCGGCGGCCACGCTGGATAAGCTGGCCAAGTCTAAGAATCCGACCACCAGAAAGCGGGCGGTGTTCGCCAAGAACGCTCGCAAGTTCAAAAAGAAATAACACCATCGGGGCGCGATGCCCCGGCCGATGCGATATCGGGAGAAACAATGGGAAGCCCTCGAGCTAATGCCGGCCGCCGGCCCGAACCGGACAGCATCCGCAGCGCGAAAGGCCAGGGCGGGGATTGGATCCTCCTGCCGGCCGAGGGGCGGGTGGGCAAACGGCTGCCCGCCTGGCCGCTCGAGCCCCGGGCCACCCGCCGCGAGCGCGAGCTGTGGGCCCGCTACTGGCGCAAGCCGCAGGCGATCATGTGGGAACGCCTCGGCATGGCCGACGACCTAGCGCACTACATCCGGGTGTTCACCGAGGCGGAACAGCCCGGCGCCTCGCTGGCGGCCCGCACGATGTACCGCCAGCTCGGCGAGGCCATCGGGGTGAGCCTGCCGGGCATGCGCATGCATCGCTGGAAAATCGTGGTTGAGGCGCCCAAGCTGGTCGCCGCCGGCGCCGGCGCGGGCTCGGTCACCCCGATCCGGCGTTCGTCGCGTGAGCGGTTCGCCAGCCCACCGGAACCCGACCCGGACGAGTGAAGTCCCCCGAGGCCGGGTTCCTGGTCGACTTCCCGTGCCTGTATGTGGCGATCGACTGGACCGAGGCGCATTGCGTCATCCCGGACGGGTTCCGCCGCGGCGCCCCGTTCGCCCTGTTGCAGTGGCAGGCGTGGTGTCTGGCCAACTTCTACCGGGTGAAGACCTCGGCCGAGTGGGTGCCCGATGATCCGGTGCTGGCGCCCGCGTTCCACTACCGGCGCGCCCAGATCGTGCTGCCGCAGAAAGCCGGCAAGGGGCCCTACACCGCCGCGCATGTGTGTCTCGAGGGCGCTGGGCCGGCGCTGTTCGGTGGGTGGGCCGGGCGCGATGACGGTTACAGCTGCGCCGAGCACGGCTGCCCGTGCGGGTGGGAGTACCCGTATCAGCCCGGCGAGGCGATGGGGTTGCACTGGCCCACCCCGCTCATCCAGGTGACCGCGTACTCGCAGGAGCAGACCGACAACGTGTTCGGTTGGCTGCGCCCGATGATCGAGCGCGGCCCGCTGGCCTCGGTGATCCCCCGGGTGAGCGAGGAGTTCATCCGGCTGCCCGGTGGCGGGCGGATCGACGCGGTGGCCTCGAGCGCCCAGTCCCGCCTCGGCAACCCCGTCACGTTCGCCCCCCAGGATGAGGTGGGTATCTGGGGCCGCGCCAACGGCATGCGCCGCCTCGCCACCACCCAGCGCCGGGGGTTGGCCGGCATGGGTGGCCGGGCCGAGGAGACCTCGAACGCGTGGGATCCCACCGAGGACACCACGGCGCAAGCCACCGCCGAATCGGTCTCGGCCTGGGATCCGCACACCGTGGCCCCCGAGCAGCGCACCGAGCTGGGCGCCGGCCGGGACGTGTTCCGGTTCCACCCCCTCGCCCCGGCGCACCTGAGCTACACCGACAAGCGAGAGCGCCGCCGGATCCACCGCTACGTCTACGGCTCGAGTCTGCGCGAGCGGGGCGGGCACATCGACCTGGACGCCATCGAGGCCGAGGCGTTCGAGCTGCTGAGCACGGACCCGGTCGAGGCTGAGCGGTTCTTCGGCAACCGCCCCAAGGCCGGGGTGGGCAGCTGGCTACCGGACGGGTTATGGGAATCGCGGGCCGCCCACCGTGACATCGCCAAGGGCACCCGGATCTGCCTCGGGTTCGATGGCTCCGAGTCCGAGGACTGGACCGCGATTCGCGCCGAGACCATCGACGGCTACGGGTTCACGCCGCGCTACGGGCCCGACCAACGCCCGACCGTGTGGAACCCGGCCGAGCACAACGGGCGCATTCCACACACCGAGATCGCGGCGGCGGTGGACGAGCTGATGACCCGCTACCGGGTGGTCCGGATGTACTGCGACCCCCGCGACTGGGCTACCGACATCGAGGCCTGGGCGCTGCGCTACGGCGGCAAGATCGTGTTCGAGTGGGCCACCAACCGGATCTCGGCCATGCATGAGTGCCTGGTGCGGGTGGTGGCGGATTTGGCCGAGGGCACGCTCACCCACGATGGTGATCCGTTGGCGGCACTCCACGTCGGCAACGCGCGCAAGTTGGCGCGACCCGGCGAGCGCTACATTCTCGGCAAGCCGAAAGAGCACATGAAGATCGACCTTGCGATGTGCGCCGCCCTGGCGCATGAGGCCCGGTGCGACGCCGTGGCCGCCGGCGAGGGGCGCGCGGTCACCCGGCGGCGTGTCGTGGTGATGAACTGACTAGGAAGGGGTGAGCGCGTGGCGTTGCTCGATCAGACCGATGACGAGTGGCTGGCTCGGCTACAGCGCAAGCGCGCCGCCCAGGAGCAGGAGCACGCCAAGCTGTGGGCGTACTACGACAACGAGCAGCCCCTTGCCTACGTGGCGCGGATCTTGCAGGAGCAGGGCGACCGGTTCCCGCCGTTGCGGGTCAATTGGTCCGAGCTGATCGTGGCGGCGGTCGAGGAGCGCCTAGACGTCGAGGGGTTCCGCCTGGCCGGCGCCGATGACGTCGATGAGGATCTTGCGCACGTCTGGCAGGACAACGACCTTGACGAGTCATCCGGCGAGGCGCACGTGGCCAGCATGGTCACCGGCCAGGCGTTCATCATGCTCGGCCCGGCCGCGCCGACCGCGGACACCGATACCCCGGTGGTCACGGTCGAGTATTCCGACCAGGTGGCGGTTGAGGTGGACCCGGCCACCCGCCGAGTCATCGCCGGGCTCAAAGAGTGGAAATCGGACGATCTGCTCACCGTCAACGACATGGCGCAGCTGTTCCTACCCGGGCGCTCGATCACCTGGCAGCACGGCGCCAAGGGCATGAAAGTGGAGGACAAGACCACCGACGGGTGGGCGAAACAGCTCGAGGCGCATCAGACATCCCCGCTGGTGCCGGTGGTGCCGATGCTGAACCGGCCGCGCCGAGGGCTCGGCTACAGCGAGCTGAAAGACGTCATGCCGCTGGTCGACGCGGTCAATCAGACCGCCACCAACATGCTCGCCGGGGTCGAGCACCACGCCCTGCCCCGGCGGTGGGCAATCAACCTCGACCCGGCGATGTTCACCGACGAGCAGGGCAACCAACTCAAGGCCTGGCAGGTCGCCGCCGGCTACCTCTGGGCGGTGCCGCCGCCGGTCGATGAGGACGGCCGGCGCATCCCGGCCGGTGAGGGCGACCGGCCCCAGATCGGCCAGTTCACCGCCAGCGACCTCAATAACTACATCGCGGTGATTCGCCAGATCTCGACCCTGGCCGCGTCCAAGTACGGGCTCCCACCGCACTACCTCGGGTACTCGAGCGAAAACCCGGCCAGCGCGGACGCCATCCGCTCGAGCGAGGCCCGGCTGGTCAAGCGGGCCGAGCGGCACCAGCGCGGCAAGGGCGGCGCCTGGGAACGGGCGATGCGCATTGCGCTGGCGATGATGGACCGCAACCCCGACGAGGGCAACCGGATGGAAACCGTCTGGCGTGACCCGTCCACCCCGACCGCCTCGGCGATCGCGGACCGCGCGGTCAAGCTGACCGCCGCCGGCATCATCGACAAGGAACAGGCCCAGGAAGATTGCGGCTACACCCCGGCGCAGCGCGCCCTGATGAACGCCCGGGGCGGCAGCGACGCGGCCCGGACGTCCAACATCCTCAACGGGCTCAAGGGGCTCGGCGTGGCCGCCGGCGGCGCCGCCATCCCACCGCCGCCGGGCGGCCAGCAGCCGCCGGCCCAGGGCCAGCAGCCGCCGGCGCCAGCTGGGCCGCCCAACCCGGGGGGCAACGGTGCCGCCGCCGGCGCTGGTCGCTGACATCGCGACCGGCTACTCCAACGACCTCGAGCTACTCACCAGCTATGCCGCCGGCCAGGTGGACGCGGCCAGCGGGGCGCTCGGCAACTCGGACCGCTGGCTCGCCGCCGTGACCGACGCGGCGCCGGTGCTGCTGGACCTACAGCGCGCCGGGGTCGAGCAGGCGGACGGCTACCTAGACGATGTGCTCACCGCCCAGGGGGCCGACCCGGCCGCTGATGCCAAGATCGCCGCCGGCACGTTCGTCGATCAGACCGATGGCGGCGGCTCATGGCTGCGCAACCTGGTCTACGCCCCGACCTCGGCCTACAGCGACGCCATCGCCGCCGGCGCTGGCTCGAGCCTGGCCACCGCTCGAGGGCGCTACGTGGCGGCGGCGGTCACTACGGCCGGCATGCGGGACATGGCGCGCTCGGCGGTCTCGGTGGGCATGTTCACCCGCCGGGCCGCCAAGTCCTACGTGCGGGCGCTGCGCGGTGTGTCCTGCGCCCGGTGCGCCGTGCTGGCCGGGCGGCACTACCGGCGCTCGGCGTTCCTGCGCCATCCGCAGTGCGACTGTTACATGATCCCCTCGGCCGAGGACTCCCCGGGCGACTGGACCACCAACCCCCGGGCGTACTTCAACCGCCTGGGCGCCGCCGGGCAGGACGCCGTATTCGGCGGGGCGGCCGCCGCCATCCGGGCCGGCGCGAACATCGCCCAGTCGGTGAACGCGTTCGACGGGGTCACCACGGTGGCCGGCGTGACCACCACCGGCACCACCAAACGCGGGCTCGCGGGCTCGCGGCTCAATGGCCAGGCTCGGCTACTGCCTGATGAGATCATGGCCCAGGCCGAGGCGGGTGGCTGGACCCGTGAGGAGACTCTCGCGGCGCTCTACCGGTATGGATACATCGTCTGACGACCTGGGCGCGATGCTCGGGGAGAAAGGAATGCCGACGCGATGTCGACACCCACAGGAAACCCAGCAGTACCGCCGGCGCCCCCGCCCGCCAACGGGCCGGGCACCCCGCCGGCAACGCCGCCGACTACTCCCCCGGATAGTCAACCGGCGCCCGGCGCCCCGACACCGCCCCCTAGTGCCGGTGCGCCACCCACCCCGCCAACGCCACCGAACCCGCCGGGCGATCCGGCACTGGGGCCGAACGGGGAAAAAGCGCTCAAGGCCGAGCGGGACCGGGCGGCCAAGGCCGAGCGTGAGCTAGCGGCGGCCAAGGCCAAGCTCGACACCATCGAGCGCGCCAACCTGTCCGAGACCGACAAAGCCAAGGCCGAGGCGGCGGACTGGCAGGCCAGGTATCAGGCGAGCGAATCGCAGCGATTGCGACTCCAGATCGCCACGCAACACAGCATCGGTGCCGATGACCTGATCTTGCTCACCGGCACCACCGAGGATGAGCTGACCGCCCAGGCCGCTAGGCTGGTGGCGATCAACGCGGGACGGGCAGCCGCGACGGCGCCGCCTACATTCGCCCCCAACCCGGCCCAGTCGGCCGGTAACGGGACACCGCCAGCTACCGCGACGGTAGCCGCCGGGCGAGCGCTGTATCAGAGCAGAAACCCCAAGCCCAGCTGAGAGGCTGTCCGATGTCTTTCCTACAGCAGACAAGCGAGAGCTTTGTCTCTGATGACATGTCGTGGCTGGCAAGCCGCCACGGCATCATGGAGGCACGCTCCGTCACCCTGGATACCAGCACCTTTACCCCTGGTACCCACTACCCAAACGGCATGTTCCTGGCCGGCATCGCGCTGACCTACAACAGCACCAGCAAGATGTATGAGCCCTGGGCGACCACCAAGGCGCTGGCCGGGTTCCTGTTCGCCGGGGTGCCCGCGCCGCTGGTCAACACGGTCGATGTCGCCGCGGCGATGCTGGACCACTGCAAGGTCATCGCAACCAAGCTGCCGTTCGCCGTGGACGCAACCGGGCAGGGTACGGCCGCCGGCCGCATCCTGTTCTACTAGGGAGAGGTGTAGATCATGGCGCTCGACATTTTCTATGATCACATCACCCCCGCCGAGCTGACCGGGTACGCCCGGGCGGCCATCGCGGACCGCCCCGAGAACGCCCTGGTGCTCTCCGAGCTGCTCCCGGACACCCCGGTCAATGACCTGATGTACCGGTTCAACCGGGGCACCGATGCGGGGCTCATCTCGGCCGCCAATTTCCGCAGCTACGACGCTGAGCCCACCTTCGGCAAGCGGGACGGGTTCATGCGGATCACCGGCGAGCTGCCGGCCATCGGGCAGCAGTATGTACTCGATGAGTACTCGCAGCTGCGGTTGCGCAACGCTGACCAAGAGGTCCGCGATGTGCTGCTCCGCGACACGGTGCGCATTGTCCGCTCGATTGATGTGCGGATGGAATTCGCCCGGGCCGATGCCCTGGTCAACGGCTCCGTGACCATCGCGGACAACGGCGTCATGGCCACCGTGAACTTTGGCCGCAAAGCCGAGCACTCGGTGACCCCGGCCGGCGCGCTGTGGTCGAACACGTCCACCTCGGTGCCGATTGACGATCTCCAGGCCTGGGCCGACATCTACGTCGATACCAACGGCACGCTGCCGGGGCAGATTTGGACCTCGACCCGGGTTATCCGGCTGCTGTGCCGTAACGCCCAGTTCCTGTCCTCGGTCTACCCCAACGGCACGGTGAACGTCGGGACCGTGCGGCCCAACAACGTCAACGACGTGCTGAGCGACTTCGGGTTGCCGCCGCTGCGGGCATACGACGCCCGGGCGATCGACCAGCTCAACGTGTCGCGGCGCTACATCGCCGATGACAAGCTGCTGTTCCTGCCGCCCCCGGGGCAGAAGCTCGGCGAGACCACCTACGGCGCCACCCTGGAAAGCCAGCAGCCCGAGTACGGGCTGGCCGGCGGGCAGGATCTCGGCGGCATCGTGGTCGGTGCTTTCATCAACAAGCCCACCCCGATCAGGGTGCTCACGATCGGCTCGGCCATCGGCCTGCCGATCCTGGGTAACCCCGATCTCACCCTCGTTGCCGACGTGGCCTAGGAGAGTCGATCATGGGTAAGACGCTCAGCAAGACTGTCTCGGTGGACGGGGTTGTCTACCCGGCCGGCACCGAGCTGCCCGATGGGGTCAAGGTCGAAAACGAGCGCGCGTTCGAGGAGGACGAGCAGCCCACCCCGGCCGAGCAGATCCAGGCGGCCGAGGATGCCGCTCTCGAGGCTCAGGAGGCTCGGGCCAAGGCAGCCGAGGACGCGGAGAAGGATTCCGCCCCGGCCAAGCCGGCGGCCCGGCCGGCGGCCCGAAAGTAGGTCGCGATGAGCGGTCCGGACCCTGGCCTCGAGCCACTGGTAACCCCCGAGGACATCGCGGCCAGGCTCCGGACTACTTGGGAGGATGACGGCGAGCTGGCCCAGGTCGAGGCGCTCTGTGACGACACCTCGGCGCTCATCCGCTCGCTACGCCCGAGCATCGACACGTGGATCGGCGCCGGGCGGGTCTCGGCGGCCATGGTGCAAGCCGTGGCCAGTCAGGTGCTCATCAGGGCACTGTCCAGTGTGGACCGGGGCGGCATCGCGATCGTGGGCGAGTCGCATCCGGAATACAGCGTCCAGTACTCCCAGATAGCCAAGGCCGGGCTCCGGCTCGAGCCCGACGAGCTCAAAATGATCACCCCGGCCGGCGAGGGGCTGGCCTGGGGCAAAGCATTCTCAGTCACCCCGGCGATGTGAGGCAGGCATGGCAACCAAGCGCAAGTCAGACGACTCGGCTAGCTCTGAGTCGCCCGTGGTATCGCTGACAGACGAGGACGGGCGGGTCCACTTCACCGCCCGGGGCTCGGCGACTCAGCGCAAGCTCGAGGCCGGCGGGGCCACCGCCGAGGACGTGGCTGACGAGCAGCCCGACGAGTCTGCCGACAGTGGCGCCCCGACTCCCGCATAAGGTCACTCTGATCAACCCGGGCCCGCCGACCACCTCACCCACCACGGGCAACGAGGTGGCCGGCGCCCCGGTGCGCACGGTGACCCGCGCGTATCTGTCTCAGCGCCCGGTGGAAAACCTCTCGAGCGCTATCGAGATCTCCGGCGAACAGACCACCGTGGTGGCGCTCTACACGCTGATTGTGCCGCCCGGCGCGCCGCTGTTGCCCGTCTCGGTGATCGAGGACTCGGACGGGTTCCGCTATGAGGTTGAGGGCTCCCCGGCGGCCCGGGCGCGCAGCCCGTACCCCGGCGGCGCCAAGCCGTACTACCAAGCCGCCGCGCTCCGGCGGATCTCCGACCTACAGGGGGCATGATGGCTCGCGGAGTTGGTGGCAGGGTCCGGATCGAGGTGTACGCCGCGTTGGCCATCGCCGAGGCCAAGCTGGGCACCAAGGCCGGGCTCGAGGCCATCGCCCAGGCAATCGTGGACGACGCCCGCGGCAGCGCCCCGGTCGACACCGGCGATTTCCGCGACTCGATGACGGTCACCTCGGCCGGCGACAAGGTCTACGCCGAGGCCGGCGACGAGCGGTCGATCTACATCGAGTACGGCACCTCGGACACCCCGGCGCACGCGACCATGACCAACGCGGCGCGCAAGTTCGGCAAGTACACCGGTATGCAGCCGCGATGAGCCTCGAGCCGCTCGGGCTCGGCCCCGGGTTCACCTCGGCGCCCAGCGCCCCGGTGCTGCCCTACGTGCCGGCCCTGGTGCGCGCGTGGCTGCTGGCCGATACCGGGTTCACCGAGCTGGTCGGCGGGCGCTGCTACACCGCCCGCTCGCCCCGCGACGTCACCCGGCCCTACGCGGTGTGCCAGGCGCCCGGCGGATTCCCCGCCGATGCCTCGGCCGGCGCGTGGCTGCCCCTGGTGCAGATCAACGGGTGGTGCGCCCCGGGCAACGGGGTCGAGCCCGAGGTGATCGCCTGGGCCATCGCCGCCCGGGCCGCCGGTGTGCTAGCCCGGGCCCGCAATGTGGCCTGGGAGGACGCTGACGGGTCGATCTCGCGTTGGTCGCTGTCTCGGGTCACCGATGGCCCGTTGCCCGTCCTGGACAAGACCAGGGGCGAGGACGCGCCGCTTTACGGCTGCCTGGTGCGCGCCGAGCTGCGCGTGAAAGCCCAGTGAGCCCACAGACCGCCCCCGCCGGAACACGGTGGTGGGCTGCCCTGCCCGGCGGGGGCGGAACCCCGGCAGCCCGAAAGATCAACATATCTGGAGGATGGTGAGATGTCGGATTTCGCGAACCCGGATAAGGCCCGGTTGTGGCTGGACGGTGATGCGTGGCGGGCACCGGCGGGCACAGTGCTGCCGGTGGATATTTTCGCGGACACCCTCGAGACCGCCTGGGTGCCGTTCGGTGGCATCAAGGCGGGGTTCACGCTGACGGTCAGTCAGGACACGACTGACGTCGATGTGTGGAACAACAAGAGCGGCGCGCCCTATAAGCGCATCAAGCAACCGCCGTCCCCCTCGATCGCGCTGCGCCCGGTGGACTACTCCAAGGCCACCGTGCTCACGCTGCTCCGTGGTGGCTCGGTCGCTGAGACCGCGACCAGCTCGGGGATGTTCGAGCTGATCGAGGGTGATGTTGAACAGTTCGCCATTGTGCTCCGGGTGGTCGACGGCGCGCACCAGAAGGCGTACTACATCGCCAAGAGTGAGCTGACCAACGTGCCCGAGGAGACCATGGGTGCTGATGACGATGTCGAGGGGTTCGACCTCGAGATCGGCCCGCTGGCCCCGACCGGCGGCGGCAAGGCTGTGCGCAAGTTCCTGACCGAAAACCCACTGACGTAAGGGGAGCCTCACCGTGACAGAGCAGGGCAGCCCAGCCCCCGAGATCAGCCCCGAGATCATGGCCGCTGTAGCGGCGGCCATGGCCCAGCAGTCCACCGAGCCGCCGGCCCCGAACGGCTATCGGCTCGGTGGACCGCCGGCCCCCACCAACGTGATCAATCTGGACGAGCAGCTCGCCCGGATCGACACCTCACCGCAACCGATCCTGCTCGATGGGCACACCTACCTGGTGCGCCGCGACTTCACCGCCCCCGAGGCCAACAAGCTGGTGAACACGGCCGCCGCCGCCGACGAGTCCCCCGAGGCATCGGTGGCGTGGTGGTCACAGATCGTGGGCGCCGAGGATGCGGTGCGCCTCACCGAGTACATCGAGACCCTGGCGATGGCCAAGGCCAACGCCGTGGTGACTCAGTTCGGCGTGGCGGCCGGGCTCGGCGGGGCGATGCGGGGGGCCCTGGGGGAAGCCTGAGCATCCTGGCCGGCGGGCTGGCCACTCGTCAGGATGCGATCCGCGCTGACCTACAGCGTTACTACAGCCTCGACCTGGACACCGCGCTCGACACCGTGCCAGCCATCACGCTGGCGCAGCTGATCCGCCAGCTACCGCCCGGCTCGGCCACCGGGCGCGCCGAGATGGGAGACATGGCGGACTGGTCGCTGATCGCCACCAACTTGGCCGATTTGGTGGACCTGATGAGCTACTGGCTCCGCTCCGAGTACACCAAGTGGACCACCGACCCCGATGACCCCGAGGTCAAGAAAATGCTCGAGCGGCGCAAGAAAGCCGGCCAGCGCCCGCCGCCGGTGCCCCTGGTCGAGCCCGTGGCGGCCCGGCCGCCGAGCCTGGCCAAGCTCTACCAACAGCAGTACGCCGAGCTGCTCGAGTACTACGGCGAGAAGCTCACCCCGGCCGCCGCGCTGGCCAAGGACGGGGAAGGGCTCGACCTCGGCCACGGTAAGCGGCTGGTCACAAGTGACGTGTTCGACGCCATGTTAGGGATCTAGAAACCCAGGGAGGTGACCCGTTGGCCGGTGGCAAAGTCTCGATCCTGGTCGATCCGGATTTCACCGGCTTTCCGCAGAAACTCCAGGCCGGGCTGTCCGGCGCCACGGGGGCCGCCGGCAACGCGGGCCGCCTTATCGGCACCGCCCTGGCCGCTGGCACCGCCGTGGCGGCGGTTGGCTTTAAACAGGTCATCGACCTGGGCATTCAGTACCAGAACAGCATGAACACCTTGCAGGCCGTCACCGGCGCCACCGCCGATCAGATGGCCCGGGTGGGCCAGACCGCCACCGCGCTTGGCTCGGACCTCTCGCTGCCGGCCACCTCGGCCGCCGATGCCGCCGCCGCCATGACCGAACTCGCCAAGGGCGGGCTCACGGTCGAGCAGTCGATGACGGCGGCCAAGGGCACCTTGCAGCTCGCGGCGGCCGCCCAGATCGACGGCGCGAAAGCCGCCGAGATCCAGACCAACGCCCTGAACACGTTCGGGCTCTCGGCGGACAACGCGGGCCGGGTCGCCGATGTGCTGGCCAACGTGGCCAACGCCAGCTCGGGTGAGATCACCGACTTTGCCGCCGCGTTGCAAGCCGGCGGCGCGGTGGCGGCCCAGTTCGGCATCTCGATCGAGGACACCGCCACCGCCCTGGGGCTGTTCGCCAACTCCGGCATCAAGGGCAGCGACGCGGGCACCCTGCTCAAGTCCGCGCTACTGGCGTTGGCCAGCCCGAGCAAACAGGGCGCCGTGGCGCTCAAGGAACTCGGGGTCAACGCGTTCAACGCGCAAGGTCAGTTCGTGGGGCTGCCGGCGATTTTCGACCAGCTCAACGCCGCGTCCAAGCGGATGACTCCCGAGCAGTACGCGGCCGCCGCATCCATCGCGTTCGGCAGCGACGCGGCGCGCCTCGCCGGTATCGCGGCCCGCACCAGCAGCAGCGACTGGGACAAGATGTCGACCGCGGTCGGCAAGTCCGGCGGCGCGGCGGATGTCGCGGCGGCCAAAACCAAGGGGCTCGGCGGCGCCTGGGAAGGGCTCAAGAGCCAGCTCGAAACGGTCGCCCTCGGGCTGTTCGACAAGATCCAGGGCCCGCTGACCTCATTCGTGACCCAGGCATCCACCAACATCCCCAAGGTGGCCGACACGCTCGGCCGCCTCGGCACCCAGGCCAAGACGGTGCTCACCCCGCTGGCTACCGGGTTCCTGAACGTGGTCAAGTCACTCAAGCCGGTGGCCGATGGCATCGGTGCCGTGGTCACCTCGGGTACCGGGCTCGGCGTGGTGGCCGGCGCGGTCAAGCTGCTCGGCGATGCGCTGACCGGCGCCTCGGTCATCATCGGCCCCCTGGCCAGCCTGGTCGGCGGGCTGCTGACCGTGTTCGCCGGGCTGCCCGGGCCCATCCAGTCCGCCGTGCTGGCCCTGGTGGCGCTCAAGGTCGGGCCGGCGATCCTGTCCGGGCTGACCGCCGGGTTCCGGGGCACCAACACCGAGGGCGGCAAGACGGGCAAGGTGCTTGGCACGGTCGGCTCGGCATTCCGGGCCATCACCGCGCCAGTGGCCGCCGTGGTCTCGGGGGTCAAGACAGCGGGCACCGCCGTCAAGTCCTTCGGCGACGAGATGAAAGTGCAGTCCGCGCTGGCCCAGGGCTACGGCAAGAACCTCACCACCGCCGGCGCCGCGCATGCCGCGTTCGCCACCTCGGCCAACCCGGCCGTGACGGCGGTCCGTGGCTTCACCACAGCGCTCGGCGCCATCAAGGCCAGCGTGGCCGCCGGCGCCGCCCCGCTGACCGGGCTACAGGCCACCATGAAAGCCCTAGCCGAGTCCCACCCCGAGACCGCCATCGGTGGCATCGCGAAAGCGTTCGACACCGCCGCCGCCGGGGCTACCAGATTCAAGACCACGGCCGGGCTGGCCGCCGGGGTGGGCAAGACCATCACCAGCGGTCTCGGCTCGCTGGTGAGCTTCCTGGGCGGCCCGTGGGGTGTCGCCCTGGCCGGCGCCGGTGTGGCCTTGGCGCTGCTCGGCGCGAAACAAGAGGAGGCCAAGAAAAAGGCCGACGAGCACAAAGCCTCGCTCGAGACCCTGCGCGGCACCCTCTCGACCCTGAACGGGGCGATCACCCAGGACACGATCAATACCAAGGCCAATGAGCTGGCCAAGGACGGCACCCTAGCCAAGGTCAAAGACCTCAACATCAACACTAACGACTACGTGAAAGCCATGCTCGGCGAGTCCGGCGCCATGACCTCGGTCAACGCCCAGCTGGCCGCGCACACCCAGTCGCTGATCGCCGCGAGCCCCGCCTACACCCAGAACACCGGCGCTATCCAGGCACTGGGGCTCAGCCTCGAGACGCTGACCCAGGCCGCGCTCGGCAACCCGGCCGCCATCAACGCGGTGAACGACGCGGTGCGCACCGCCGGCGGGACCTCGCTCGAGGCCCAGCAGCACTACCAAGGCTTGGTTCAGTCGCTGATGGATGCCGCCGCGCCGGCCGCCAACCTGGCCAAGGCCATCGGGCTGAGCGTGCCCGAGGTGCAGAAGTTGCAGGCCGAGCAGGCCCTGGCCGCCGAGGCGAGCAAGAATTTCAGCGACTCGCTCGCCCTGATCGGGCCGGCGCTGGGCGGGCTCAAGAACGGGGTAGCCCCGACCGCCGCGATGAACACAGCCCTTGCCGGGCTCGGCGCCACGGCCGCCACCACGGCGCAGAAAGCCGGCGACGCGGCGGCGGCCATCGGCGGCAACGCGGCCGGCGCCGCGGCAGCCTCGGCCAAGATGCAGGAACTGAGAGACGCGTTTGTCGAGGTGGCTACCAAGGCGCTCGGCTCGGCGGACGCGGCCAACGCGCTGGCCGACAAGATCGGGCTGATACCGGCCAAGGCGGCAACCGACTTCACCACCAACGCGCCCACCGTCACCCAGCAGATCGCCGGGGTGGTCGCCGAGTTCAACAAGGTACCCGGCACGAAAACGATTGTGATCAACGCGCCCACCGCCGACGCCCAGCAGCGGCTCAAGGATCTTGGTTTCGCCATCAAGGATCTTGGTAACGGCAAGGTCGAGATCTCGATCGACGCCAACGACGCGCTCGCCCGGGCCAAGGTCGACGGGCTGAAAACGTCACTGAACGGCATCCTCGGCGTAGCCAAGATCGACGCGGACGCCAGCCTCGGCACTCAGAAGGGCGATCAGCTCAAGGCCTACATCGACCAGCTGACCGCGCTCATGCAAGGTGACCTCAACATCCAACCCGGCACCGACAAGGCCAACCAACTCAAGAGCCTGATCGACGCGATGACCGGGCTCATGATCGGTGACGCCAACACCGACCCCGGTAAGCAAAAAGCCGATGAGCTGAAGCAATACACGGACGGGCTCAAGGCCGCGATCACGGTCGATGCCGATGTTGAGCAGGCCATCCAACAGATCGACGCGTTCATTCAGACCCAGCAGGGCAAACAGATCAGGATCCCGATCCTGGCTACCGGCGGGCTGGCCGCCGGCGGCATCGTGGAGAAGTACGCCAAGGGCGGGCTCGCCGGGGCTCGGCCGATGCGGGCCAACTATGGGCAGATCGTGCCGCCCCGGCGGTTCCGGCTGATCGGTGACCGATCCCGCGACGATGAGGCGTTCATCCCGATCAACCGCTCGGCCCGCTCGAGGATGCTGTTGCTCATCGCCGCGCAGCGGATGGGGTTCGACCTGATCAGGAAATACGCCGAGGGCGGCATCTCGGCGGCCCAGGGCCAGGGGCTGGCGCTGACCCGGCTGTCCACCGAGGTGCGCAACGCGGCCACCGTGCCCGGCGGGGCGAAAGCCTCGACCGGGGCCACCGCCCCGACCATCGGCACCCTGAACGTGGCGCCGCCGAATTCCATCGGCCCCTCGGCCGTGGCCAACGAAGTGATCTTTAAGATGCGTCATTACCGCCGAGGGGTGCACAGTGATCGCTGAGTTGCCGGAGTACGGGTGTGAGCTGGACGGCTACTACTTCGGTACCCCGGACACGCCGTTTCTGGTGCAGGACATCTCCTACGACCAGGGCGACATCATCACCAACGACACGCCCAACCCCCGGGCGGACGGCATGCGGTTCGGCCGGGATTTCCACGGCGGCCAGATCATCACATTCAAGATCACCGGGCTGGACATCCCGGGCCCTGATCAGATGGCCGCCTACTCGCGGCTGCGCCAAGCGTGGCGGGCCAGCGCGGTCCGCGCCCAGTCCGGGCAGGTGTGCACGCTGCGGATGGGTCGGGCCGGCCGCACCCGGCGCGTGTACGGCCGGCCCCGCCGGTTCTCGCCCACGCTCGGCGAGGACTCGATGGGCAACACGTTCGTGACGTGCGACTTTCAAGCGGTCGATGGTTCGTTCTACAGCGACGGCGAGCTGTCCAACACGCTGACGATCGTGCCGCCGACCCCGGGCGGGTTCAGCTTCCCGGCGAGCTTTCCCTGGGGCTCGGTGGGCATCAGCTACGCGCCGGGCGTGGTCAAGATCAAAGGGGACGAGCCCGCCTGGATGGTGTTCATGATCCGGGGCCCGATCACCCGCCCCAAGATCCGGGTGGTGGGGCACTGGTCGATCGGGCTGAACCTGATCTTGCAGGCCGGTGAGTGGGTGGGCATCGACGCCCGGCCCTGGTCGAGGGGCATCCGCACCAACACCGGGGCCAACCTCGGCGGCACGCTACTGCCGGGCTCGCCGAGCCTGAGTCAGGTCAAGTTGGACCCAGATACCTATGAGATCGTTTTGACCGGCCAGGACGACACCGGCACCGCCTCATTCACCACGGCGTGGCGTGAGACCTGGGTGTCACCGTGAGAGGGAGAACGCATGGCTTGGGATGAGGGTGTGCCGTGGGCCATCGGGGGCGGCGCCGAGGTCACCGACGCGATCGCGCGGTTGCTCGGCTGGATGTGCACCGGCGGTCAAGAGGGTGTGTTCTCCTCGGTCGACCTACAGGTCCAGGCCCTGGCCATCCCCGGCGCCGGGGTCCGGGTGATGCCCGGTTCCTGCTCGATACTCAACCGGGCGGTGAACGCCAGCAAAGAGGCCTACATCCAGCGGCTGTTCACCCAGGACACGGTTGACTCCAACCCGTCCGGCGCCGGCGGCGGCCGCAGTGACCTGGTGATCGCCCGGGTGGAGAACCCCGACATCTCCGGCGAGCCCTGGGAGCAGCCGGCGGACATCGCGCACGGGCCCTACATCTTCACCAGGATCATCGAGAACGTCGGCACCGGGGTGCGCTCGGTGCACGATCTCAACCTCGGCTACTCGGCCATCACGCTGGCCCGGATCGACCTGCCGGCCAGCACCGGCACGATCACCCAGGCCATGATCAAAGATCTGCGCACGGTGGTCAACCCGCTCACCGGCGGCACTCAGCCGGCGGACAACGGCGGCGGCGAGGGCACCGGCAACCCGCCCCCGGTGGTCTGCCCCGGCGGCGGCGGTGATGACGGTGACAATGACAGCGGCGATGTCATCCCGGCGAACCAAACCACTACGATCCCGTGGCCTTTCACCGCCGCGTGGGACGTCCAGATCCCCGACTGGGCGACGCATTTCGATGCCGAGATCGAGGTCAAGAACGCCCAGGTGCGCCTCGGGTCCATCGGCGGCTGGCTCGGGCTGCTGATCGGCGCGGTGCAGCAGGGCGAGCAGTCGTGGTTTGCCAACTGGGGCGGCCAGACATTCCGCCACCACCTGCCGCTGACGTTCTCCAACAAGCCGGTGCCGCCGGCCATCCGGGGCACCACCCAGCATTGGAAGCTGACCAACCGGATGAAATCGGGGCTCGGGGTGGGCAAGTTGATCAGCACTGAGTCGACCACGATCACCGCGAGCATTCACTTCAAACAACGCCCCGAGACCGCGAGCTAAGGGAGCCTCATGACCAGCTATTCCACGCTGGCCCGGAACAAGATCGTTGATTCGATCGGGGTCAATGGTGGCGCCGATTGGTTCTCACTGCATACCGCCGACCCCGGCGCCATCGGGGCCAACGAGCTGGCCGGCTCCCCGCGCAAGCTCGGCGGCTACCCGGCCGCCGCCGCCGGCGAGGCGACCAACACCGGCACCTTGCACGACATCCCGGCCACCTCGACTTTCATGTTTTTCGGCCGCTGGTCGGCCAGCACCGGCGGTGTGTTCCTGACCGGCGGCCCGCTCCCCGGCACCGAGGTGTACTCGGTGGCAGGCCAGTACCAACTGTCAAACAAGATCGTTCAGGGTGCTACGTAACCGATGGCGACCCGCCTCTATCTGACCAACTCGGCCGCCGGCTACACGCCGCCGACCATCCGGGGCACCTGGTCGGATAAGACGCTCACCGGCGCCTCGGCGCTGATCACCCGCAAGACCGGCGCCGGCGCTTCCCAGGCCAAGGCCGAGACGTCCACCTCGAACACCTGGGCGGTTCTCCTGCGCCGGTTCGTCTCGGCGCCGCTCAACAATGCCGCCACCCTGGACGGCGCGCTCTCGATGGGCTTGGGCAGCCTCGAGTCCAACGCGGCCGCCAACATGATCTTTCAGCTGCACCTTTACGTCACGGTGGGCAGCACCGACGTAGTGCGCGGCGCGCTGACCGGGCTGGCCCTGGGCGGCGGCGCTGAGTGGTCATTCCCCGGGGCCATCGCCGGTAGCGGTAGCGGCGCCTCGGGCCAGGTGGTCACGGTGGCGGCGCTGACCGCCGTGGCCGCGCAGCCCGGTGACCGAGTGGTGGTCGAGCTGGGCTACCGCGCTCAGAACACCGTAGCGACCAGCTACACCGGCACGCTGTACTACGGCGGCACCGCCTCGGACCTGATCGCCGGATCCACCGCGGTGACCACCCAACCCGGGTGGGTGGAATTCGCGGGCGCCGGATTCGCTAGCGCGTTCGCCCCGCCGTTTCGCTCCGGCGCCACGGTCAGCAACACCGGCCCGGTCAGCTCGACCCCCCTCGCCCGCAAGATCGGCAAGGGTGTCACGGTCACCAACACCGGCCCGGTGAGCACCACCCCGGCGGCCCACAAGGTGATGAAAACGACCACCCGCCCGAGCCCGGTGTCCACCACCTCGGCGAGCCGATACCAGTCCGCCCAGACGGTCACCGCGCTCGACCCGCCGCAGTTCAACGATGCCCGGCACTACACGCTCGGCGCCCAGGCGGTGACCGAGATGAGCGTTCAGTCAATCGCCTATGCGCACATCGAGGGCGACATTGACTACCCGCCGCCGGACATCGAGCTGCTCACCGCCCCGGCCCGGCCGGCGCCCCGCTCGCCGCTGCGGTTCATCGCCCAGGACATCCGCACCAGGCGCTGGCTCGACTGGGACCTGCCGCTCATTGACCCCGAGATCACCTACACGCTGAGCGGCGCCACCATCATCCAGGCCAACCTCAAACCGGAGTTCACCTCCCTGGCCGAGCTGAACGTGGATCCCTGGGCCACGTGGATCCACGTCGAGGCGGATGATCAGATCCTCGCCTCGGGCATCCTGCAACCGACCGGGGTCGAGGACGAGACCTACGCGCTGACCGCCATCGGCATCACCGGCTACCCCCAGGGGCTGCCGTTCCTGGGCGATGAGCAGCTACTCGACACCGACCCGTGCGATGTAATCCGGCTGATATGGGACCACCTCACCAGCTACCCCGATGCCGGGGTGGACCCCACGATCAGCGACACGGTGAGCCCGGGGCGCCTCGGCATCCCCGCCTACCAAGACTTTGACCCCGTCACCGGAGAGCTGCTGTATGACGATGAGGAGATAGCCGCCCCGACCCCCGAGACCCCGCCAGCCGATCCACCGCCTGATGAGGGGTGACGAGTGACCACGACTACGCCGCCGCCCAAGCAACCGGTGTCCTCGGACACCGACCCCGAAACCGGGGTGATCACCATCGTCTATGACGACGGCAGCCAAACCATCCGCACGCCGCGCATCGTAGAAGCCAAGCCCTACGTGCTGGCCTGGTACTCCGACATCGACTGCGGTCGGGAGATCGACAACTTGGCGAAAACGTTCCTGATCGACTATCGCGAATCCTGGGCGTGGAACGCCGCGCACACCGCCGTGGTGCAGCACGTTGAGCTGGGCTATCCCCGCATCGGGCGCAAGCGGTTCGACCTGCGCTGCGCCCTGGATGAAAACATGCTGGCCGCATTCAAGCTCGAGGAGGATCCCGGCAGCTACGCCAGTCAGGTCATGTACCGCGGCAAGGGCGAGGGCCGCGACGCGGTGCGCGGCTACGCGGGCTCGGCGGACCCGCACCGCATCCGCCGAGTCAAGGTGGCCACCGATCAGACGATCAGCACCCCGGCGATGGCCAACAGCGCCGCCGGCGATGAGCTGCTCCGTAGCCGGGCCGCCATCACCATCGGAACCATCGAGCTGGATGCCGATCACCCCAACATGCCCCTGGGTAGCTACGTGGCCGGCGATGACATTCTGATCATTGGCGACATCCCCTACGCCGGGCACATCGAGCTGTGGCACCGCATCCTGTCGTTCACCTGGAAACCGGACGCCAACCGGGTCACCGCCACCACCCGGCGCAGCGAGCAGTTCGTGTACGGCTATCACGTCTATGCCGACAACCCGAGCGAGCCCGTATGAGCACACCGATCGACGCTGATGCCCGCTCCGTGGCCGGCATGGCCGCCGAGCTGGCCAAGCTACAGCGCCGCATTGATCAGCTCGAGCTAGGCGCGAACACTAACCAACTCGGCCAATCCTCGCTCGAGGACGGCTCGATGACGGTCTACGACGCCAACGGCAACCCCCGCTCGATCATCGGCAAACAGGACGACGGCTCATACGTCGGGGGCCGCAGCGTCAACAATCCGACACCGCCGATCGTGCCCAACCCGCCCACCGTGGTGCCCGGGTTCGGCACGCTCAAGGTCGAGACGCACGGGCCGAGCAACGGCAAGTGGATGTGGGACTACAGCCACACAAATATCTGGCTCGCCAAGGGCATCCCCGGTGACGGCACCCCGTTAGAGGCCGGGGTGGTGGTCGGCAACGTGATCGGGCTCAACCCGTCCGCGTTCGTCATCGCCGGGCTCAGCCCCACCGGCTACCGGGTGTGGCTCACCTCGGTCAACCAATCGGGCACCGAGTCGGATTACTCGACCGCTGTGCAAGCCACCCCCACCGTGGTGGTGGGCACCGACATCTTGGACGGCGCGGTCACCACGCTCAAGCTGGCCGCCGAGGCGGTCACCGCCGCCAACATCGCCGCCGGCGCGGTCGGGTCCATCCAGATCGGCGAGCAGGTGGTTGACCTCGAGCACCTGGCCGCCAACTCGGTGGGCGGCGAGCAGCTGATCGCCGGGGCCATCGCCGCCGGGCACCTCGGCGCCGGCTCGGTGACCGCGCTGGCCATCGCCGCCAACGCCATCCAGGCGGTCAACATCGCGGCGGGGGCCATCCAGGCCGGCGCCATCGACGCCGGGGCGGTCACCGCCGAGAAAATCCTGGCCCTGGCCATCACCGGTGACAAAATCGCCGCCAACGCGGTCACCGCCGGCGCCATCGCGGCCGGCGCGATCACCGCCGACAAGATCCGGGCCGGCGAGGTGCTGGCGGACATCTCGATCCAGACCGGCACCTCGGGCCGGCGCATCCTGCTCTCCGGCCCGGACAACGAGATCCGGTTCTTTCCCGCGCTCAGCGAAACCAAATTCGCCCGGCTGTTCTCCTATCAGCCGCTCGATTTCCCCGACGATGTGAACCTCGAGATCCGGGCCATCAACTCGGTGCAGACCAACGTGACACCCCGACTGGTGATGGCCCCGGATGACATCTTCCTGGGGCTCACCGACGCGGCCAGCGACGCGGTGGGCCGGGGCGGGCGGGTCCGGCTGTCCGAGGACTCGGGCCAGTTCGGCATTACCACCATCGCGGGCGCCGAGACCGGGCTGTTCTGCTGGGATACCGGCGAGCTGGACATGCGCGGCTGGTGGGCCAACTACACCCAGCCCTATACCAACGCGGCGATTTGGGTCATGAACATCTCGGTTATCGCCGGGGCCAGCGCGGTCACCGGGGTGAGCCTGGACTACGGCATCACCATGTCCACCACCATGGCCCCGATGCTGTCCCATGGCATCCTCACCTCGGCCGAGCCGATGTACTCGATCCGCGATGAGGGCAACTCACTGACCGGTATGGGCATCCGGTTCGGGCTCAATAACAACGGGGCCAGCCCGGCGGCGGTCGGCATGGCGCCGGCCCTGCCCGCGAGCAAAACGATGAAGATCCGCGCGTGGGTGTTCCGCACACTCACCGAGCTGAGCATGCCGCTCTGATGGACATCGAGATCGAGCACGTGGAACTGTCGACCCTGGGCGGCACCCAGGTGTATGTGCTCACGCTCAACCTCACCCACGATGACGGCCGGACCGAGACCATGGCCCGGATCACGCCGGTGGACACGTTCGAGTCCCGCGCCGCCGAGTACGGCATAGACCCGAGCACGGCATCCGGGTGGGACGACCTAGTGCACCTGGTGATCTATGAGCGGTACCTCGAGCAGAGCAGCGAGGATCAACTGGCCGACCCCGAGCACCTGTTCAACGCCCCGACCGTGGCCGAGGCGCGCCGGGCCGCGCTCAAGGCGGTCAAGGCCCGCCGCGGCAAGGGGCGCCTCACCGGCAAGCGGGGCAACTCGCGGCACCTGGCCGCCACCATCGGCGAGGCCACCGCGCTGACCAACTCCGGCGCGGTCGACCCCCTCGAGTTCATCAAGGCCACCGCGCCGATCTCGGCCGAGCACATGCGGGTGAAACAGGAGTTCACCCGGCGCCGGCGTAACGCGTTGCGGGCCGCCCGGGCCGGGCGCAACACGGTCGAGCTGGTCGACCTGGACGCGGCCACCAAACAGGCCGCCCGCGACACCCAGAGCATGCCGGACCGCGAGAGCGCCGAGGCGCTGGCCGATCGGCTGCTGGGCGGCCCACCCACCGACGACCGCCGGCCCCCGCCACCGCCCCGCCCGGCGCGGTGAGCACCACCGATTTGACCCAGCTGATGACGGCGCTGACCACGCTGGTGGCCGGGCTCGGCGGGGTGATGGCGTTCGTGGGCGCCCGGCTGACCCGGCGGCAACGCGAGGCAGAGAAAGAGTTGCGTGACCTCCGCGAGTACGCCGCGTTAGTCAGTAGGTGGGGATTCCGTATCCGGGTGCTGCTGGCCGCCAACGGGCTGGACGCACCACCCATGCCCGCGCTGGGGGGCGAGGATGAACAAGACACCGACACCGAACGGGACCGAGAAGCCAACGAGGCACGCGCGGCGCGACCGGTCGCCCAGCTCGACACCCGCCCCCTCGGCATCGGCAACCTCGGCGAGCAGCCCGTCCGCACCATCCGATCCGCCGGCGCCGGGGTACCGAACCGAGCGGATCCCCGAGCAGCCGTGGCGCCCGACCGTGAAGACCAAACGCCGGTTCAGCGCGCATCAGCAACCGCCCCGCCCGCTCGGCACCGCCTCGGCGAGCCCGCCGAAAAAGGGGCGGACTGGGGCCCGACTGCGCGCGGCCCGGACTGGTCTGAGTAGCGCCGCCGGCGGTGCGTGGGCCCGCGTCAAGGCGGTGGATTTCCCGGCCAGTTGGGTGCTCATCGGCGGGGCCGCGCTGCTGGTGCTCGGCATCCTGGCCGCCGCGTTGCTCGGCCCGGCCACGTCCCGCTCGGCCCAGAATTCCGCGCAGCAGGACGGCGCGGTCAAGTCACAGACCCTGGCGCTGTGCGCCGGCGGCGACCAGCTCGCCCAGCAGCTACAGGCCCGCGGCGCGTGCGATGTCGCGGTCAAGGCCAACCAAGTGCCGTCCGTGACCGACACCGGGCCGACCGATGCCGAGATCACCCGGCTGATCGCGGACTACTTCACCAGCCACCCGAACCTGTACCGCCCCTCGGTCGAGTCGGTGACCGAGGCGGCCCGGGCGGTGATCGAGTCCAACCCCCTGCTGTTCCGGGGGCCGATGGGTCCGCAGGGGGTGGCCACCGAGGCTCAGGTGACCGCCGCCGTGGCCGCCTACATCGCCGCGCACCGGGCCGAGTTTCAGGGCAGCCCCGGTGAGGCCGGCAAGAATGGTGAACCTGGTGCGGTGGGTCGGGGGGTGGCGACCGGCCCGCGTTTTCAGCGCAATGCCCAGGGTGCGTGCGAGTCGGTTGTCACCTACACCGATGGCACCGCCGACCGGGCGCCGGCCGGTGACGGCGCCTGCCCGGGTGGCTCAACCGGCGAACCGGCACCGACCCCGACGCCTACCCCCGAACAGCCGCCGCCCGCCACCGATCAGCCGCCACCTACCACCGAACAGCCCAGTCCGACCGTTCAGCCTGGGCCAAGTGCGCCCATTGAGCAGCCCACCGCACCGAGCACTACGCCCACCGACCCCGGGTTACTGGGCGGCTTGCTCGGCGGTTGAGAAATCTGTCAGCGTTCGGCACGTACCGCTCCCCTAGGTAAGGCAACCGGCCCCGGACCCCGCCCGGTTGAGTCACACGCCCGAGCCCGTTACTCAACCCCGACGCGCCGCGCCTGCCGTGACCTGTGAACCGGTAGCCGCGGTTGGCAGGAGTAACGGGCTCGGGCGGCACTCGTTAGATCGGTGTCAACCCCCCGACCAGCAGGGAGCACACCTCATGCGATCCCCCATCGCCTCGGCCGCGTTCGGCGTGGTGCTCACCGCCGGCATCGCGCTGCTCGGCGCCCCGGCCGCGCACGCCGCCACCCCGGCGCCGGCGGTCTCGGCGAGTCTCTGCGCCGATGCCCGGCTGAGCCTGGGCGCCGTCACCACCGACCTCAACAATGCCCTGGGCCGCCTGGACGGGGTCACCGCCACGGTCGATGAACTCACCCGCCGCCTCGGCCTGGGCACCCTGGTGGGCACCCCGGCGGTGGCCAACGAGGACGCGGTGGCCCGGATCCGCGCCGTGCTCACGCTCAAGGCGGCCAAGGTGCTGGCCGAGGATCGGGTGGCCACCGAGTGCGCCGATGAGGTGATCGTGGTGGTGCCGCCCTCGAGCACCTCGAGCGCCCCGTCCAGCTCGAGCGGCTCGGCCACCCAGGACCGCCAGACGCACCGCCGCCCGGCCCGGGCCCCCGAGACCGGTGACGGCTCGAGCCTCGGTTCGGCTGAGCAGTTCGACACGGACAACTCGCTCGCCCCCGTGATGGCGCTGTACGCCCTGCTGAGCGTCGGTGTCACCGCGGCGGTCTATGTGGGCCGGCTGTGGCTGCGCGGCCGCTAGGACTGGCCCTGGCCGCCACGCTGCTGGCGCTAGCGGCGTTGGTCGGGTGCCAGGCTGGCTCGCCGAGCACCGTGGGCGGCAGCCCGGCGAGCCAGCTCCCCACCGGTGACAACTGTGAGAGCGCCCCGGATAGTCCGAACGACCCGATGCGCCTGGCCTTTCCGAGCCAGGGGCTACGGGTCGACGTCACCCGGGTGGGGCTCACCGCCGCCGATGACATCAACCTGGTGCCCCTCGATCGGCGCCCGCTGCTGGCCGGCTGGTACTGCTACACCCAGCAGCCCGGCGACGTCGGCCCGAGCGTGATGGTGGGACACGTCGACTGGGGCGGCAGCCTCGCCGCGTTCGGCCACCTCGCCGAGCTACGCAAGGGAGATCGGGTCGAGGTCACCAACCGGGCCGGCGCGGTGCACCGCTACGTGATCACCGGAAAGCAACAGATCAAGAAAGCCGCGTTTCCGTTTGACCGCGTTTTCGGTGACCAGCCGGTGTCTCGCCTTACTCTGATCACTTGTGGCGGCCGATTCGATCATCGGGCAGATACCTACGTCGATAGCAACATCATCTACGCCAGCCCGGACCGCGGCGCCGGGTGACGTGGCGGTCACCCGCGATGCCTCGGACCCGGGTGACGACGCCAACGCCGTGCTGTTCCTGGCCACCCACCAGCTCTATGACGCGCTGCTCGCCGCGCACGTGGCCAACGACTACGGCCGGTGCGCGGTGTGCGACTCGGAATCCTGGGCGGCACCCTGGCCCTGTCAGATACAGCTGCTGGCAACCGAGGCGGCGCAGCTGGTCAGCCGGTGGGCCCAGGCGGCGCTGCCGAAACAGAGAGGTGGCGATGAGCGAAAGGCTGAGCGAAGTGCTGGGCCGGTGGTGGCAACGCAACCCGAATCGTCCGGCGACCAGGGCGGACCTGGCGGCGGCGGAACAAAGGATCACGCGAGCACTAGAGAGAGTGAGTGACCAGGTGAGTGAAGTAGACGACGCCGTATCGGAACTCAACGACGCGACCAACGGGGTGGCCGACAAGCTCGATGCCAACACGGCCGAGATCGAGCGGCTCACCGAGGCGCTGGCCAACGCCGAGCCAGGCTCGGCCGAGGCTGGCCAGCTGCGCACCGAGGTGGCCAACGCGCTGGACGGCATGCGCGCGGCATCGACCCGAATGCGGGACCTGGCCGCCGACCCCGAGAACCCGGTGCCGGTGGACGACAGCGGCGGCACCCCGGGTGACGGGCTGGACCCGACCCTCTCCAGTCCCGAGGGCTGACATCATGTGATCGCCGGGCCGACCAGGCAACCCCCCCGACTGGTCGGCCCGGCGCCCGCCCCCTCACCCCCGATGAGGAGACCATGGCCCCGGTAAAACTCGTGCTCCCCGACCCTGCCATCTACGTGATCAACAAGTCCAAGCTGATCACCGAGACCCAAGCCCAGGCGATGACGGCCGCGTGCGCCACCCAGGTGACATCAGACCTGGCGCCGTGCTGGGGGCTCACCCCCGTGGCGGTCCGCTACGCCAAGGTCACCGAGGTACTGCCCCGGGGCGCCCGGGTGATCACCCTGGCCGACGAGATGGACGAGCCCGACGCGCTCGGCTATCACACCGTGGACGGCCGCACCGGCTTAGTCAGCGGCATCATCGGGGTCAAGGTGTGCCTCGAGAACGGCGCCAAGGCGACCACCGGCGCGTTCTCGGTCAGCTCGGTGCTCTCCCATGAGGTGTGCGAGCTGGCGGTGGACCCGTTCTGCGCCACCTGGTGCGACACCGGCCGGGGGTTCATGGTGTGCGCCGAGGTGTGCGACCCGGTGCAGTCCGATTTCTACGTGATCGGCTCCGTGTCGGTGTCCAGCTTTGTCACCGCCTCATGGTTCAACGCCGAGGCCATCAAGGGCCAGACCCTGGACTGGCTCGGCAAGATCTCGAAACCGTTCACGATGACCAAGGGCGGCTACTACGTGCGGTGGCGCGCCGGCAAGGTCGATCAGGTGTTCGGCGCCGAGCTGCCCGAGTGGGTGCGGACCCGCAAGCGCTCGGCCTACTCCCGCTCAGGGCAACGGCTGCTCGGGCGGCCCGGCAAGAACATCTACGTCTGATGGCCAGCGCCGCCGAGATCCTGGCCGCCGGCGGAATCCTGCGCCCGGCCGAGGTCATCGAGCTGGCCGCCGCCACGTCACTGGACCTGGCCGCCGCGGCGACGATGCTGATCAAAGAGTCCGGTGGCGGCCGCAACGTCTGGGGCTCGGATGCGGTGTCCATCGCGCCGGGCACCTATACCAAGGGCGCCGCCGTCACCCAGTCCGCCTACCTGGCGTACCGGGCCGCCGTGGTCGCTGGCCGCGCCGGGCGCCAAGGATGCGGGCCGACCCAGCTGACCTACGGCGGATACCAAGATCTCGCCGACCGCGCCGGCGGCTGCTGGGATTGGCGGGCCAACGTGCGCACCGGGTTCACCGCCCTGGCCGCCCTCATCAAGGCCAAGGGGCTGCGCGATGGGTTCCGCGCCTACAACGGCAGCGGCCCGGCCGCCGAGGCGTACGCCGCCGACGCGATGACCAAATACAACACCTGGCGCGCTCGGCTGGCCGGCGCCTCGACCGAGCAGGAGGACGACATGCCAACACTCGATGAGGTGCGCGCCGTGGTCCGTGAGGAGTTGGCCGCGCTGGCCCGCCGCGATGACGTCGGGTGGGCCCGCAACCAAACGCTGTCCGCGCTCGGCGTGGGAGATCCCGAGCACGCACCGACCGCCCCGACCAAGGGCGCCAAGCCCATTCAGCAGCAGCTGGATGACATCAAAACCCTGTTGGCCGGAGTAGTGGCCGGCATGGCAACCACGAAAAAGTAGGGAGCCTCGACCATGGCCGATGACACCTCGGCGCCCGTTGCGCCCAAAGTCAAGTGGGCCGCCCTGGTGGGCGCGCTGGTGGGGCTCATCCTCACCGGGCTGCCCGTCATCCTCGGCGACCCCACGATCTTTCCCGGGGTACCGACGTGGCTGTCCATCGTGCTCGGCGTGCTGGCCGGCGGCGGGCTGCCCGGGGTCGCCGGGTACGCCGCCCCGCACCAGCCGCGCCCCGAGGATTACGGCACCATCCCGGGCCCCCTGGGCACCGGCACCGCTGACTACCCCGAGGGGTACACGTCATGATCATCCTGGGGTTGATCTTCCTGCTGGTCTACTACCTGGCCCTGCCGATCTACCCGCTGTGGGTGATCGGCTGGATTCTGCTCATCGTGGGGCTGGTGCTGATGCTGCTGTCCGTGGCGGGCCGCCCGGTCGGCCCGCGCCGCTGGTACTACTGAGAGGCCCGAGATGACGCGTGTTCACGGCGTGGCGGTCGACCCCGAGTCGGGCGACCCGATCACCGGCCGGCTGGTGACCGCCGCGCTGTGGCCGCTCGGCGCCGCGGTGCCACCCATCACCGGCGGGGTCGACTCCACGGTGACCGACAACGAGGGCAACTGGGAACTCCGGCTCCCCCCGACCGCCGGCTACGGGGTGGCCACCAAGATCCGGGTGTGGCGTAGCTCGAGCATCTATGTGGACGTGCCCTCGCCGCCCGACCCGACGACCGTGATCGAGGCGGACGCGCACCAGGTCGACCCCGACACGCTCAACCCGGTCACGCTCAACCCGAGCCTGTACCTCACCCGGGCCGAGCTGGGCGTACCCGGCGGCACGGCCACCCTCGGGCTGGACGGCAAGGTGCCCGCCGGGCAGCTGCCCCCGGCCGGCGGCGGCGGGTTCATCGCGCTCGGGTTCCTGTACTCGGTCAACGACCCGACCACCGTGGCGATCATCACCCACGAACTCGGGTTCGACCCGGCCGGGGTCGAGGCACTGCATACCAACGGCGACACGCACCACCCGCTGTTGACCTACACCACCCCCGGCGCCGAGGTGCGTCTGGATTTCCCGTCTGACTTCACCGGCGTAGTCCGGCTCTCCTAAGGGGCACACATGGCAACCGACCAGTTCTACGGAAAGATCAGTCATGAGGCGGGTACCGCCAGCACGGACGGGGTGATCAAATCCCAGCTGGATGCCGCCGTGGCCACCGCCGAGAACCGGGCCAACCACACCGGCACCCAGACAATCTCCACGATCAGCGACGCCCAGTCCTACGTGGACGGGCGGATCTCCACGGTGCTCGACATCGCCGGGGCACCGTCCACCCTGGACACCCTCAACGAGCTGGCCGCCGCGCTGGGCGATGACCCGAACTACGCGGCCACCACAGCCACCACGCTGGGCAACCACGGCACCCGGATCACCGCGCTCGAGGCGGCCGGGGGGTCCGCCGGCGGGTACGTGGCCAGCATCGGCGACGGGGCCGCCTCGACCTACACCGTGACGCATAACCTGGCCACCAAGGACGTGCACTGCACCGTGTACCGGATCTCGGACGGGCAGACTGTGCACCCGGTCATCACCCGGCCCGGCACCAACACGGTCGGCATTGACTTCGGCTCGACCGTGCCCACCGCGAATCAGTTCCGCGTGCTGGTCAACAAGGCCGCGTAGTGGGTACGCACGCGCTATTCGGCCAGGTCCCCCAGGCCGACATCGTCAACTTGCCGACCGACCTGGCGGCCAAGGCGGACGGCTCGGCCACCACCTCGGCGCTGGCCGGCAAACAGCCCTTGGACGCTGACCTCACCGCCATGGCCGCGCTCGACTCGGCCACCGCCGGCGCCATGGCCACGGACGGCTCGGGGTGGATCCGCAAGACCTACGCCCAGCTGAAAACGGCGCTCGGGCTGGTCGCCGGTGACATCACCTCGGGCGTGTTCGGCATCGCCCAGATCCCCACCGGCTCGACCGGCACCACCGTGGCCCTGGGCAACGATGCCCGGTTCACCGACTCGAGGGCGCCCAACGGCACCGCCGGCGGCAGCCTGGCCGGCAGCTACCCCAACCCCACCATCGCCGCCGGCGCGATCACCGGCACCGAGATAGCGGCGGCGGTCAAGGATCCGGTGGCCGGTACCGCCGGGCTGCGCACGCTGGGCACTGGGGCCGCCCAGGCGCTGCCGGGCAACCACGCCAGTACCACCGACTCACGCGCGCCCAACGGGGCCGCTGGGGGCTCGCTCGGCGGCAGCTACCCCAACCCGTCCATCGCGGCCGGCGCGGTCGGGGGCACCGAGATAGCGGCCGGCATCAAGGACGCGGCCGCCGGCACCGCCAGCTTGCGCACCCTGGGCACCGGGGCGGCCCAGGCCACCGCCGGCAACGACGCGCGACTCTCGGACTCGAGGGCGCCCAACGGCACCGCCGGCGGCGTGCTGGCCGGCAGCTACCCGAACCCGACGTTCGCCGATGGCGATATCACCACCATTGCCGCGCTGGACTCGGCCACCGCCGGGGCGCTGGTCACCGATGGGGCGGGCTGGATTCGCAAGACCTACGCCCAGCTGAAAACGGCGCTCGGCCTGGTCGCCTCGGACGTCGGGCTCGGCTCGGTGGACAACACCTCGAACGCCACCGAGCGCGCGGCGACCCGGACGCTGACCAATGCTCGGATCACCAAGCGGATCGGGACCACGGCGAGCAGCGCGACCATCACCGCCGACGCGGATGCCCACGATCAGTACAACGTCACCGCCCAGGCGGCCGCCATCGCGATGGCCAACCCCACCGGCACACCCACCGATGGGCAGATGTTGATGTACCGATTCAAGGACAACGGCACCGCCCGGGCGTTCACCTGGTCGGGCTCGCAGTTCCGCGCCCTCGGGGTCACGCTGCCGACCACGACGGTGATCTCTAAGACGCTCTATATCGGCACGGTGTGGAACGCCGCGGATACCAAGTGGGACGTTATCGCCACCGGCCAGGAAGCCTGAGCGGTGCCCGCATTCGGATCCATCGCCGTCTCAACCCTGGTCGCCCAGCAGCAGGCCAACGTGCTGTGTCCGGCCGGCACCGCGACCAACGATCTGTTGGTTATCTTCGGCCTGAACGATGAGCCGTTCGGTTACCTCACCCCGGCCGGGTTCCTCCCGCTGGCCAACCCGAGCGCGGTGGCATCCGACATCGGCTCGGCGATGTTCTACCGGTTCGCCACCTCGGGTGACGTGGCCGGCACGACGTCGTACGCGATGAAAAACAGCGGCGCCACCGGCAACCAACCGAACATTGCGGCGTGCGCTCGGATCACCGGGGTGGACCCCGCCTGGGCCCCGACGTTCTCCAACACCACGCCCACCAACCTCAACCCGGTGTCCGCCGATGTCGGGCTGGCGCACGGCGGTGGCGCCGGCAGCGTCACCACGGCGGCCAACGCGGCGTGCCAGGCGCCGGCCAACCCCACCTCGGTGGCCGCGACTGACTACGTGCTGCGGGTTTACATGTCCGGCGATGACGCCACCGGCACCGGCAAGACTTTCTCGACCACGGCGCCGGCGAGCTGGACCGCGCGGGGCAGCTACATCTCCAACGTGACCGGCAAGTTCAACGTGGGCATGATCGTTTGCGATCGGATCGGCGCGGTCGACACCGCGACGATCACCACCAACCACATTTCGATCTTCGACGTCTACACCATCGCGATACCGGCCGCGCCGGCCGCCTCGACCACCGGCAAGTTCCTGCCGTTTTTCCGGGCCCCTGGGCACCACGAGGATGAGCTAGAACGCCGCCCGAGCGGTCTCTATGTGCAGCGCCAGCGGGTGTTCGGCTACCGGGCCCCGAGCCGCGTGCTGGCCCTGACGGGTTGATGTCGGGCGCCGGGGGTAAGCCGTAGCCTGACGCTGTCCGGGTACGGGGAATTGAGGCTCCCGCCGGCGCCCGGATGCGAGGAGTCAGCCCGTCCGCGCGGTCGCCCGGCGCTCCCCATGGCCTGGGCACGCATCGCGCGGGCGGGCTGACCTTAGCGTTCAACGAGCGGGTTACCGCCGGGTCACGTCACTCGACCCGGTGACATGGCAACGCCCCCCACCTACGGACGGTGAGGGGCGCTGTGTCGTGCGGGCGATTCGGTCGAGCAGTAGCGGTGTCCAGGCTAGCTCAGACGTGGCCGATGACTTTGTACGCGGTCACGGTCAGCGCCGGCACGGTGGTCGAGCCACCGATCTGAGTGTCGTAGGAGTACGGGCCGATCACGGTCACCTCGGCGCGGAAAATGTCGCCCTCTACCAGCGTGGCCAGGCCGCCCTCATCGCCGGTCAGCATGGTGTTGGTCGGGTAGTTCACGAACCCGTAGCTCACGGGCAGCTTGACCCCGCCGACGTTGGCGCGGAACCCGGCGGTGCCGGTGGCGGCATCGAACTGAGTCACCTTGCCGAACACGATCACCCGGTCACCGACGTGGCTGGCCGGCGCCTTGGCGATCAGCGCCCACTGGCGGTCGGTGATGGCGCGGGCCGGGGCCAGTGGGGCGGGCTCGACCGCGACGGGGGCGGCGGTGGGCTCGGTGTAGTACGCGCTGGCCGGCAGCTGCGCGGGCACCACCGGGGCGACGTAGCTCGAGCTGGCGGCGACCGGGGCGGGCGCGGTCGGGGTCGAGCAGGCGGCCAGGCCGATGCCGAGCACGGCCATCGAGGCGGCGATGAACGAGAGAGACTTGATCATGTGAGGCTCCGTGTTGTGAGGCTGAAAGTTGCGGTTCGTTCGTTTCATCGGGACTAACGAGGTGGGCGTTACAAAGTCACGTCACTCGATCAGGTGATCTCCCGGGTGCGCCACCTGATGACCAGCTCGGCCGGCGGCTCCGGCATCCAGCTGGGCCGGCGCGTCTCGGTCTCGAGCGGGCACTGGGCGAAGTGCACCAGCCGCTCGGCCGAGTGCAGCTTGAGCAGCGCGGCGTGCAGCTCGGCCAGGGCCATCACCCCGCCGGGCCGCCCAGTCTGGTGCGTGATCGCCGCCTCGGTGAGCGCGACGATGACGCGCAGCTGCTCGCACGCCGCCCCGTGCCGCTCAGCCACTGACCGCCGCCCGCGGCTCATGGACGACGCTCTCCGGCGGGCGGTCACCGCTGCCGAGGCAGACCGACTTGTTAGCCCGGTCGCGGTACATGTTGCCCCGGCCGAGGTGCAGGGGCTCGCCGCACCACCGGCACGGCACCTCGGGCTCATGGGTGGCGATGGGGTTGCCCGAGCCGAATTGTGGGCAGACCGCCGCGCCGCCCGGCCCGTAGTACAGGCTGTTGGCGCCCCGGTGCAGGGGCTCGCCGCAGTACCGGCACTTGGCCTCGACCGCCGCCACCTCGGGCGCCTCGGTGGGCGCCACCTTGCCGCGCTCGGGGTTCGCCGCGTACTCCCGCACCAGATCGGGCTCGGCCATCTCTTTGATGCCGAGCGGGGCCAGCTGGGCCAGCAGCGCCTGATGCGCCGCCTCGAGCTGCTCCGCATCGGCCGGGTGCACCGCGTGTTTCTGCATCGACTCGAAACCGCCGCCGGCCCGCTCGGCGTGCGCGGTGACCGCGTACCACCTGCCGGTCAGTTCCGATCGCGCCACCCGGATCGGTTGGCTCCGCGTGCACCGCCACTCGCCGCAGCACGCGGGCACGGGCTCAGTTGCCATCGCCCTGCCCTCCCTGGGCCGGCGCCGGCGCGGCGGACGGCGGGGTGGCCGGCGCGCCGGCGACCAGGTACGGGCTCGGCACCCGGATCTCGTGCGGCTCGGCTCCCCCCTCGGCGCTTGACCAGACGATGACCACCACCTCGGCGATCTCGGGCCAGCGCCCGACCCCATCGAGGCGCGCCGGTTCGTAGTCGTGCCACTTGGCCAGCTCGGTGCCATCGGCGGTCAGGTAGAGCGTGGTGGCGTTGGTGGGCAGCCCGAACTGGGGCAGCACCCCGGCCGCGCGGACCGCCTCCCGGATCTGCCGGGCGTACTCGTCCTGGGCATCGGCGCACATCTCCGGCCAGCTGTAGTCACACCCGGTGCAGTAGCGGCGCAGCCACTCGGGATAGCCGGCCGAGCTGTGCACCTCATCGCCGGGCCCGGGGCGCGTGTTCGCGGCGTGGTAGCTCGAGGCAATGTCGGTGCCGTTGCATTTGGTGCAGTACGCCTCGGGGTTGAACGGCGGGTAGACCGGCCGGGCCGGGTGCGACCCGTTGGTTTCCGGGTTGGCAGCGCGCTTGCGTGGTGGCATGGTGTTTCACCTGTTCTGTGTTGTGGGCTCTTGAGTAGTAGTCGATCAGTGGACAGTGGATCTCAGCTGGCGCGCGTCACTTGGCCAGGTACGCCGGTAGGGCTCGGGTAGTCGGGCTCGGGCGCCACCAGGTACAGCGCCGGTGCTGGCTCGGGCTCGATCAGAGCGGCCGCCTCGGCTCGAGCCAGCTCAGCTGCCTGCTCGGCCCGCGCCTCATCCAGGCGCCAGAACGGCACGTAATGCCCGTTGATCCACTCGAATGCCTCGGACGGCGCCGCGATCCACGGATCCACCCGGTTGCCGTTGGCGTCTCGCCCGCACGGGCAGTCGATGTTGCCGGGCGCCCGGTGGAACCAATTTCCCCGATCATCCTGAACCTGGTAGTTGCCGAGGTCCCCCGCCGGCCGGGTGCGCGCGCCGGCGGCCACCCGGCGGTCATACTCGGCGGCCCACCCCCCGCTCATGACTCGCCCTCGCCCTCGGCCGGCTTGATGACTTCGGCCGCCTCGAGTCGCTCGAGGGCATCGCCGAGCATTTCGTAGGCGTTGCGCACCCAGCTCAGTTGCTCGGCCCGGGCCGGCGCCAGCTCGGGGGTGGGTGGCTCGAGGACGACCGAGCGCATGCCGTGCTGAACGGACAGCCGCCGGCGGATTTCTAGGATCTTGAGCGCCTCATACGCGGTCGAGTCCGACACGCCGCACGCGTCACGGATCTCCCGCACGGCGGCGATCTTGGCCCCGACCGGGTAACGCGGGGTGCCGAGCAGCTCGCCGAACTCGGTAGCCGCCATCTCAGCCGCGGTGCGCCGCGCTGCCCGGATGTACTCCGGCGGGTCGGGCTTGGTCATGTTGATCATCCTGCTCTATGTCCTTCACCGGTTGGGGTTCGAGGATCAGGCCGCAATGTGAGCAGCCGAGGCGGTGCCGGTCGGTCCAGGCCTGCCACATGTCCCGCCGGCACTCGGGGCACGTCGGCCACTTCACAGACGCTCGCCGAGCCAGCGCAGCACGCGCCGCTGCGCCTCGACCTCGAGCGGGAATAGCGCGTCCAGGCCGGTGGCCATCGCGGCGATCTCAGGGTCTGGGCCACCGTCCAGCGCGGCGGCGATCTGCCGGGGGGTCAGCTTGTCCGGGTGGCCCGAGCCTTGGGGGTAGCGCCGGCCGGCGGGCTGCTCGGCGGTGATCGTGGTGGGGTTGACGCCGTGTTTCCGCAGCGCCCAGTCCAGCTCGCCGACCCGCCGATATGCCGTGGCCAGTTCGCGCTCTACGTCGGTGACCTCCCCGGCTCCCTCGATCGCCCGGGCCCGGCACTCGGCGATCAGCACGCGGATCCACTCGGCGGCCGCCGGGCTGGACGTGAGCCCCGACCGAAAGGTCTCGGCCCGCTTCAGGTCATCCTCGCCGAGGCGTTCACCGGCGGGTGGTTTCTGGGTGGTGGTGCTCATGTCGGTCTGTTCCATCCCCGGCCAGCGCGGCCGAACTTGACTTTGATGATGGCGGCCCAGTAGCCGATGAACAGCCCTGGCAGCGCCCCTAACAAGATCAATCCGTAGTCCATCACGCACGCCCCCGCCCGACCCCGGACGCGATGAGCGCCGAGCTGGCGGTCAGCGTGATGGCCCGGTTGAGCCCGGCCCGCCACGCGGCTTGCTCGCCCTCGGTGACCCCGTCCGCGCGCTCGGGGTGCCCACCGTCGCGCAGCTGCTCGAGCCGCGCGGTGATGGCGTTCAGCACGTCCACCACGGCCGGCACGATGGCGTCCACCGCGAGGGGCTCGGCATCGTCCAGGCACGGCGGGACCTCGGGCCAGTCCGGATAGAGATGGGCTTTGCTCGGCGCCGGCTTCACCACGCGGTAGCCCCTCGGCGTGATCTCGACCTCGGCGCCCAGCAGCATCTCTCGGCGCACCGCCGGCTTGGCGGGCACGGTGTACTCCCCCGGCGGTACCGAGATCCGACCGGCCAGCAGATCACTGAGCCACGCGGCGGTGATGCCGGGCTCGGCGTTGTGCGCTGGGCGCCGAGGCGCTGGGCGGGGCGGCGGGTTGGTGGGCATGGGGCTCAACTCCCGTATTCGTTGATCACGTGGTCGACGGCTTTGCGTGCTGTCTTGCTCATGCCGATGCCCTCGAGCACCTCGGCCAGCTCGGTGGCCGCTTCCCGGCGGGTGAGCAGCTCGGGGTCAGTGGCCCGGGCCAGGCGGTGCCGCAGCCCGAGAACCACCAGGTGCCCGGCGGGGTCCACGGTCAGGGCCAGGCACGGGCCCCGCTCGGCGTGCACGTAGATCACCCCGTCCTCATCGACGTGCACCACCGGGCGGGCGATGAGCGGCACGTGCGGGGTCATGATGGTGGGCAGGCGGGGGGTCACAGCGAGGCTCCGATCTGCTCGAGCACCTGGCGCCCGAGGTACTGGGTGTAGGCCGGTGGGATCGCCTCGGCCATCGCGCGGCGGCTCATCCAGTCGATGCCCATCGCCCGGGCCCACAGCTCGGTCTCGCCCGGCCCGAGGCCCTGCCCGCCGCCGTAGACACCGATGACCGGGCTCATGATGGTGCGGTAAGGCTGCCCGTCCTTGAGATCGTGGTACCGGCGGATCGGGTAGCCGCGCTCGGTGTAGCCGGGCAGCAGCGGCGCCCGCTCGGCCTGCCGGGCGTGGTCGCACTCGGTGCCGGTCAGGGTGATCCCCCCACTGGCCTCAAAGAATCGCTCACGCTGGACACCCAGGTCGAACGCGGCACTCGAGCCGCACAGCTTCACCGGGTCGATGAGCGGCCGAGGGGTGACGTTCTCGATGATCGACGGCAGCCCGGTGGCGGCCAGCGCCTCACGCACCAGCGGGATGAGATCGACGTGGCTCGGGTCCGCGAAATGCGCCATGTCGCAGTGCGTCTTACACGGCGGGCTCGCGGTCACCAGGGCGGCGCCCCGAGCCCGGCACAGCTCGACCATCCCGGCCACACCCATCTCGCGGATGTCCGCCTGAATGAACTCGAAACGATCATGCGGGAAGCAACGCCAGCGCTTCACGTCCACACAGATCACCTCGAACCCGGCCCGGGCGTACCCGGTGGCCGACCCGGCGGCGCCCGAGCAGAAGTCCACGCACACCGGGGCGCTCATGACAGCGTCCGGCGCATGTGCGCCTCGGCCGCGTCCATCGCCCGCTCGGCCGAGTTGTAGAACTCGGTGCGGCTGTAGCCGTGGATCACGCCGCCGGCGGGCCCGTACCAGGCGAAGACCCAGCTGTACGGGGTGCCGTGCTCGGTGCGCGCGGTGCCGGCAGCCGGCTTGACCACCAGTAGGGAGCCCTCGCCGCGGCGGCTCTCCCAGCGCTCTCGGCTGAGTCGGGACCACCCGGCGCGCTCGCCGATCATGCCGACACCCAGGCAGCCCAGAAGTCAGCGACCAGGGACAGCGGCATCGAGTAGCGGCGCCACGGCATGCCCGGCGAGCGGCGCTCGGTGCTGGCGCGCTCGACCTTGACGCCGGGCATCTTGACCACCGGGTCGCCGAGGCTGGCGGGCAGCGTCACCCAGACGTAGCCGTTCAGCCCGACCGGCTCCCACCCGTTGGCGGCCATCCGGTTGAGGGCGAACTGGGCGCGGGAGTCCGGGCGGCCAACGACTAGCCAGCGGTCGAGCACATCGCTGATGTAGTTCCACTCGGCGTAGCCGCCATCGGGGTCCAGGTCATCGCTCTGGGCGTACTCGTTGGCGTCCACGTAGTCGTGCAGCTCACCGAACGACCCAACGGTCTCGGGCACCAGCCCCTCGGCGATGTCGATCGAGATCTCGTCCTTGGCCGCCGTGATCAGCGGGCGCAACAGGGAGAGATCCCGGCCGGGGTTGATGTCGGGGTCAGCGAAGTAGTCCGACGCGACGGCCGGTGTGCTCGGGGTGGTGGTGGCGTTCATGGTGCGAGGCTCCCTGGCGGGTGGGTTGATGGGGGCGGGTAGGAAGCGGGCCCCCGTGGTGGCGGGCCCGCTCGGTGATCAGATGCTCGAGCGGATCTCGGACACGCCCGGCGGGGTGAGGTCCGCGTACCAGCTCTCGACCTCGGCCCGGGTGCAGTCCAGCAGGTACCACAGCACCCACCCGTTAAAGCCGCGCTCATCCGTGACCGCGTCCAGGCCGTAGTCGATGTCGCCGGGCGCCCAGCCCTGCTCAACGAGCACCTCGGCCGCCTGGCGCACGATGGGATAGCGGTACATGGCCTCGATGGCGGCGGCGGACGGGGCGGGGGCGGTGGGCGAGCTGGTCATGTGGATCCCTTTGGTGGTCGGGGCTGGTGGAACGCCTCGATCCTAACCCACTCTTTGCGCTTTTTCCAAAGAGTCAAAAGACTAGCGGTACGTCTATTTGGGTGATTCGCGTGGGCCGGCGAGGGTTCGCCCATCTATCAGCACATATGAGGCGTTGCCCCCCCGGCCCGGCCGCCTACAACCCCGAGAGGATGGCCAGGCCGGCGAACGTGGCCATGCCCAGCGCCCAGGCGGCCAGGATGACGGCGGCGAGTTCCCAGCGCGTGAGCTTCACCCTGGGCCCCCGTAGCGCTGCCACTCGGGCGGCTCGCGGCGCGCGGCCGATCGCAGCCGCTCGGCCGAGAGCGCGTCGTTGCGGATGTCCTCGGCGGTCACCGGGCGCAGCGGGTCCGGGCGGCGTTCCATCCGCTCGGCTTGGCGCTCGAGGTGGCGGTACCGGCGCAGCATGGCCACCAGCACCACCATCATGACGATGATCAGCATGCCCACCGCCCCGATGGCCAGCCACTGGAAATCATTCTCGTCCTCGAGCGTGATCAGCGGCAGCTTGGTGATCATCGCCGCCGGCCCAGCGCCAGCCCGAGCGCGGTCACGGCGACCAGGCCGAGCGACATCAGGCCGAAACATCCCGAGCTGGCCGACTGCCGGTTGATGCTGGGCGGCTTGCGCATGTCCGGCTTGTCGGCCAGGGAGTGCCAGCCCGAGCCGTTGCAGCTGTTGGCGTTGCGCTGAAACCAATCCCCGTCCGCGTCCTGGATGCGCCGCATCCCGCCCGAGCGGTTCACCCGGGCGCCGGCGCGGACCTGCGCGTCATAGTGGGCCGCCCACTCGCGGCGCTGCGCCGAGGTTGCCCGGCTGGCCGCACCTTTCTCGCTCATCAGAATCCCATCGACTTGTCATCGGTACCGTCGAACTTGTCGGCCTTGGGGGCCACCGGACACGTCACGTGCACATAGCCGCCGGCGTCCGCCCGCATGATCTCTTGGCCCACCTCGATCGGGCTCGGGCATGCCTCACACTCACCGGTGAACCTGGCCTCCCAGTAGGGCCGCCGCGCCCCGGGCCCTGGCCGCCAGCTGTCCGGGCGGCTACTCATTCGGCACCCACTGACTCGCCCGGCACCAGCACAGCTGACCTTTCCAGGCGGCCCGCTCGAGGCAGCACACCCGGCCATCGTCAAGCCAGTCGTGCTCGAGGTGCCAGGCCGGCGCGCCGAGGTGCCCGGTGTCGACCAGGATGCGGCGGCACTCGCACGGCCGAGGCGGCGGCGCCGGGGTGATGCCCGCCGAGGCCAGCTTGGCCGCGGCGTCCAGTCCCGCCAGGGCTCGCCACTCGGCCACCGAGTCATCGCGGCGTGCGACCGGCGGCACGTCGGCCAGGGTGAGCAGAGGCAGATCGGCGCCGACCGACCAGCCCCCGAGCAGCTTCACCGGGGCCCCCGCCACACCCAGACCGACCAGGCCAGGGCGCCGCCGGCGACCACCACGAACAGCACCACCTGGGCAACGGTCAGACCCGCCGCGCGCAGCCCCAGCGAGAGCGCCACCGCGAGGGCGGCGCACCCGAGCAGCACCAGCGCCCACCCGAACCGGTAGCCCCAGGGCAGCGGGTACAGCCGCCGGCCCATCAGAAGTCCGGCTCAGGCGCATACCAGGGCGCCAGCTGATCGGCGTACGCGCCGAGTGTCTGGCCGAGGTAGGGAACCCGCACGGTGTACTGACACACCGCCACCACGCCCGAGGGGTTCTGCTGGACCGAGACCACGATGGCCAGCAGCGCCGGGTCCATCGGGCGGCCCCGGTAGATGACGCGCTCACCGGCCACATGGGGGGTCACCACCGGCAGCCACTCGCGTTGCTCGATCAGGTCCGGCACCTCGGCGGGCACGGCCGGCGGCTGGCCCCAGGGCGGCGGCTGGTCGCCCCACTGCATCGGGTACGGCATCGCCGGTTGCATCGGCGCCCAGGGGGTACCGGTGGGCGGCGCCGGCTTGACCTGACTGTCCATCCAGACGCGCGCCACCTGGGCCAGGAACTCGGCATCGCCCTCGGTGAGCCCCTCATACTCGCCGCAGTGATCGTTGTGCGGATCCTCGGCGGCGTTGTGCAGCGCGGCGGCCAACCCGCTCAAGGTGGGCTCGGGCGCCGGCGCCGGGTGCCGCGCCTCGATCTCATCGAGCTGATCGGCCAGCTCGGCCAGCGAGCGCGGCCGCTCGAGCAGCCGCAGCCGCTCGAGTGGGGTCGCCTTGGCGCCCTCGGCGTTGTCGAACGTGACGAACGCGTTAGCGCCGTCCTCGCTCGGCGGTATGCCGGTGAGGCGGCCGCGCTCGATGAACGCGACGCGGTCCGGTAGATCACCGGCCACGTACTCGACCTGGCGGCCGATGTTGGCGCGCGCTTGCTCGAGGGTGATGCCCAGCTCGGCGCCGGGCGGTTCTACGTTCGGTTGATCAGTCATGTGAGGCTCTCCTGTTTGTTGGGGCGGGCAACTTATGCGCCGGCGCCAGGCGCGGTGCCGGTGCGGGCGCCAGGCCATCAGCGCCGCCGGAGGACGCGGGCCAGCAGCACGCCGAGCAGCCCGAGCAGGCCGATCAGCGTGAAGCAACCCTCACCCGGGTGCGACGCCTGGTAGCTGCGCTTGGTGGCCTCGAGCGCCCGCGCCTGGTCACGGTGGAACTGGCGCAGCGCGGCCGGGTTGCCTTTCAGCCGGCGCTCGGTGGCCTCGATCTGTGCGAGGCGCTGGCGCCGCTCTCGGCCGGTCGCTTCCCACCCGGGGGTCAGCCACTCACCCATGAGTGGCCCCCCAGCAGTAGCGGGCCCAGACGTCGGCGGGTTCGCTCTGTGCCAGCTCGGCGTTGAGCATCACCCACCGGGCCACCTCGACCGCGCCGGCCAACAGAGCGAGGTCAGCGTCCGAGTCAGCGTCCAGGCCCAGATACTTGACCACGCTGGCCAGGGGGTTGAGCTGTTCCTGGGTGGCGCCGCCCTCGGCCTTGACGAGCACCGGGATGACTACCGTGACCAGCTCGAGCAGCCGCGCGTTCATCGCCTTGGCGCTCACCGCCGGCGCACGATCTCGTCCACCACGGCGGCGGCCAGGCGGCGGGTGTGCGCGTCCTGCTCGGCCTGGGCCCGCTCGGCGCGCTCGGCGTTCTCCCGCTCGGCCCGGGCCGCGAACTTGGCCCGCTGGTGCGCTTGCTCCCGCGCGGTCTGCTGGTCTCGGTCGGCCTTGGCCGCTTCCCGAGCTTGCCGGGCGTTCTCGATGTAGGGCGGCGGCGCGACGAACGCGGCGTGCGCTGCCTGGTCACGCTCGATGGCGCGGCGGATGAAACCCATCTCCTGATCTCCTCACGTGCGAACTTGGTCGGGGCGGTCGGTTCAGTGGCGGTTGCGGCGCTCACGCCACAAGTAGCGGACGTGGCGCCACCACAGCACCACCTGGCTCGGCGAGTGCTCGGCGTGGTGGGCGTTGCGGGCCCGGGCGGGCACCGGTGGCACGGCGGTCACTGGGTGGCCTCACCGAGCAGCTGGTCACGGATGTCGAGGATCTCCTGCACATCGCTGGCCCAGATGACCGACAACGCGCAGCCCTGTTGAGGGCAGGGTTCGTGCGCTTTGCGGACAACATCCCGGATCCGCTCGGCCAGCTCAGACGGCGCCTGGTAGCCCTCGGCGTTGCTCATCGCTGGCCCCACCGCTTGCCCCCGGCCGGTAGCGGTATGCACTCGCCGGGGTCCGGGCAGTCGTTGGCGTGCCCGTGCTCGCAGTGGTGGTGACTGGGCCGCATGTCCGCACACCGGGTGCGCAGCCCCCCGTCCGGAAACGCCCGGTGGTCGGGGTCATCGTGGCGGGTGACGGTGATCAGGTGCTCATCCAGCTCGGCCCGGTCGGTGAAGTCCTGGCGGCACTGGGGGTACGGACAGCGGCTCATCGTCATCATGCGCACCCCGCCCGGTCCGCCTCGGCCGAGTCCAGTGCCGCGGCGGCCGCCTCGACCAGCGCGGCGCCCAGCTGAGCGGCTTGCTCGGGGGTCAGCTCGAGCATCGACGCGGGCAGCCAATGCCCGGCCATGTCGCGGCGGTGGATGCCGACCAGGGGGCGCGGCGAGGACACTGGGTGCTGGACCACCACGCCGATGGTGGGGCGGGAGAACCGGGCGTAACCGGTCACCCACCGGATGGCCCCGAGCGGCAGCCGCTTGGCTTTCATCCGGCACAGATCACCGCCGGCGCCCGGTCCGTGGTGGCATCTCGCGTGATTGATCAGCATGGTGGGCCATGCCTCCGTTTCCTATGACTGTTGATCTCGTTGGTTGGGTAAAGGGAGATCGGTGGGCGCGCTACCCGCTCCCCAGTGCGCACCGCACCCACCGATCTCGGGCAGGGCCGGGGTGGTGGGATCGACCGCCCGGGCCCGAGTCTTACTCGCCGCCCTCGGCCAGCAGCGGCGTGCAGCGCCACTCGATGCGCTCCACGGTCTCGGTGACCTCGATGGTGGGCACCGGCTCGGCCACGTAGGCCGGGTCTGGCACCGTCCGGGTCACCTCATCGGTACCGAGGACGACGCGCTCACAGACGTTGCGCCGGCTGGCCAGCGCCGAGACCTTGAGCGGGCCGATGCGCAGCTCAACGTTGTAACTCGTCTCGTCGATGTCCTTGGCCACGGTCGCGCCGGCGGCCAGCGCGGCCCGGGTGACGGCGGCCAGGTCGGCGCGGCTGCCGCCGTACCACGCGTAGAAATCGTTGTACCGGTGCACCTCGGGGGTCGCTTCCACGATGTCGGCCAGGGTGCGCAGCGCGGCGGCGTACTCGGCCGCCTCAAGCTGCGCCTTGGTGGGCACCTCGGCGGGGCCGATGCCGAGCCACGCGGCCACCTCGGGGGTGATCGGGCCCGCCGGCTCGGGGTACAGCAGCTGGGCGACCGGCACCCCGTACGCGCGCAGCTCGGCCCGGTACAGGCGCCCGTGCTCGACCCGGCGCCGCGTGGCCCGCTCAGCCTTATCGGCGGTGATGGCCTGGGACCGGCGGGTGACCAGGCGGACCGCTTCCACGGCGGTCAGCTCGGTGGGGTCCACCTCGGGCACGGGCTCGATGTAGCGGTTGAACGACCGCAGCTCGGGCGAGTAGCCGAGCACCTTGGCGTCCAGCGTGACCACGGACTCGCGGGGGCCAACCTCGGCGATGACGCCGGTGACGTGCACCAGCTCGGGGCTGCCGATGTCGGCGGTGAAGCGGACCCGCTGACCGACCTCGAACACCGGCGCGTCCTGCTCGACCTCGGCAGCCTCGGCGGCGGCATCCCAGCGCGCGGAGCACTCGGCGGTGTGGCGGTGGTCGGTCAGGTCGCACGCGCAGCCGGTGACGTAAGCGGCGTAAGCCTCATCGGCGGCGGTCTGGCGGGGGGCGGACTCGGTGTAGTTCAGCTCGAAACGCTCGCCCGAGTCATCAGGGCCGATCGGCTCGGCGTGGTCGAACTTGGCGCCGCGGGCCATCGAGCAGACACGGCGGTAGTCGCGAGCGGTGTCGATGCGGCGGATGCCCTCGGCGATGCGCGCGGCGGCTGAGCGGGTGCGGGGGGCGGGCGAGGTGGTCATGTGATCCCTTAGCTGGTCGGGGCGGTTCTTGTCGTGCTCCGTCACCCTACCGCACTCTTTGGGCTTTTTCCAAACAGTTGAAAGACAAGCGGTACGCACGATCGGGTGGTCTTAGGTGTACTCGTCCGGCAGCACGTCATCGAGGTACTGGGCCATCGCGTCCGCCTCATCGTCATGATCACCATTCGGCACCGCTTTGAGCTGGCGCTGTAGGGACGGCAGGGTATCGCCCAGGAACACCTCACCGCGGCTGAACCGGTCGGCGGCCCGGCCGAGGCGGGACAGCTTGTGCTCGGTGGCGAACACCTCGACCCATTTCACCCCCCGGGGCAGCGGCGAACAGATCTGTTTGACCAGGCTGCCGCCCTTATTCATCTCGATCAACGCATAGGTAATCGGGCAATCCTCCGGCGAGTTGCGGATCATCCGGTGTACCCGATCCCGCAATTCCGCCTCGCTCGGCTTGAGCCCCACCGAGTGCTCGATGATCGCCTTGCCGTACGGGGCGGCGAACGCGCCCTGAACAATGCCGGTCCAGTCGTTGTGATCGGCGTTGGCCAGGTCGGTCGGGTCGATGCTCAGGGCCCGGCTGGTCACGCCCACCCGGATCGACGGGCTCGGGTAGGTGAACATCTCATCCGACCAGTAGCTACCCTCGCCCGGGGCTAGGGGGTCACACAGGTAGTTGAGGGCGAACCCGCGTTCCATCTCGTGCGCCAGTAGCCAGCCCAGGGGCCACCGCGCCGGCCACGCCGAGCGCCGCTCGCCGGTGTCGGGGTCGGTCTCGAGCGCCGGATAGTGGTGCGCCCGGATCTGCTCGGACTGCACCCAGGCGGCGCCCCGGGCCACGTCATGCATGATCGAGCCGTGCCGCACCGTGGTGCCGATCAGGTTGACCACGGCGTACTCATTCATCGGCAGGATGGCTTGGCGCAGCGTCTTGAGCCGCTGGCCTTTCTGGTGCAGGGAGTATTTCTCCTCATGCCCCTCACCGTCATCAACCAAGATCAGATCGGGCAGCTCGACCCCGACCTTGATACCGAGGGCGGCCCGACCGAACCCCATCACCATGAACATCACCCCGCTGGCCGCTATGTAGCCCTCGGCGTTGTCCATCACCGCCCGGCCACGCTGTTTGAGCGGGGTACACAACTCGGGGAAATCGGCGCGTAGGTGCGCGTTGTTACGCAGTTCCTGGCGCAAGGTCACCATGTGTTTGCTGACCATGTTGCCGGTGTGCGCGATGACCAGGGCGAACCGGCGATGCTCATAGGCCAGCGCCCACAGCAGCAGCCCGACCAGGAACACCGTGGACTTGCCGCCCTTGCGCGCGGTCAGCCACCCGTCGCGGCACTCCCCGATCCCCCAGTCCTGATACGCCCAGCGCCGGCAGTAGTGCAGCGCGTCCAGGTGGAACCGAGACAGCACGATCGCCCCACCGAGGCGCGGTGTCCGCAGGTGGTGCGTGAGGTAGATCAACATGAACAGCAGCGGGTTGTGCTCGCACAGATCACGCCGGTACTGCCGACCGGGCAGCCGCTCGGGGTAGCGCGCCTCGGCTTTGAACCACCGGATGGCGTCGCTGTTGAGCCGAGCCTGGTACCAGCTGCCATCCCAGTCCGGCGGGCCCGCCAGGGTGGTCGCCCCGTACAGCGACCGCTCGAGGCCAGACAGGCTCACCTCGGCCACCGCCAGCGGCCCCGGCCCAGCTCGAGCAGCACCACGATCAGGCACCCGGCGGACAGCAGCGGCCAGATCGACCCGCTCGCGGCGGACAGCAGCGCGAGCAGCACGACGATCGAGGCGAGCACCCTCATGCCGGCATCACGAACCCGGGCACCTGGCCGGTGGCTTTGCAGCGCCAGCACGGATTGAAGGACGTGTGACTCACGATGCGGTTGCCCGCCAGCCGAGCGTTGGACCGGGGCAGGAAACCGCGCATGCAATCCGGGCAGGCGGTGAACAGCGCGGTGCCCGCCGGCGGGGCGATCGGCACCAGGTGGATCACGCGCTCGGCGTGGTGCACGTAGAGCGTCCAGTCCTGGCGGTACTCGAGCTGGCCCCACCGCTCGCACGCCGGGCACTCGCCGAACTCAACCGGGTGCGTCACCCGTCCGCCCCCCTGCTGTCCTCCCAGTCACCGCGCCCGCCGGCGGGCAGATCGTGCGCGTGCGGCACGTACGGGTTCGGCCGGGTCACCGCGCACGCTCGCCGGGCATGCGCCGCGCTGACCATGGTTCCGATGTAGCGCCAGCCGCCACCCTCGAGCAGCTCAAACACATCCTCGGCGCGTTCCTTGCGCGCCACGTCGCCCGCCCGCCAGGTCAGCATGTCTTGTCCGCCGGCACCACGGCGATGTCACCGCTGTGGCTTTCGTAGATCCGGTTGCCGTTGGGGCCCTGGTCGCACCAGGTCGAGTACGGCGGGTTGGCCGCCAGCCCCCCGGTGAGCAGCAGGATGATCACCACCACGATGGCCAGCACCAGCGCGATGCCGAGCCCGGTGGTGATGGGGTGATCGTGAACCCACCCCGAGCGGGCCGGCGGCTCAAAGTCATCACGCATCGGGTTGGGCATGCTCATGGTCTGCTCGCCTCCGTGTCGGTGTAGAGACAGTGCACCTGGTCAGCGCACATCAGCTGCGCGGTGCGCCCCGAGGTGACCAACTGGGCGGGCGAGAGCGGCACCCGGAACAGCCGATGCGCCCGGCACCGAGGGCACAGCGCGGAGGTCATGGTGCCCCCGGCCACGTTGGCCTTACCCATTCGGATCACCCGGGCATGGCCGGTACCCGAGGCGGTCCGAGTAGGGCTGCTCGCACACATAGCAGCCGATCACCACCCCGATCAGGTTCTCTTTGTCCAGGTGCAGCGGGGCGCCGCCGTCTGTCCCCTTGGCGCGCAGCGTCTCGACCCGCACCCGGTACTGCGCCATGGCCGCCCAGATGTGATCGCCGGGGCGCTCGGGCTCGAGCAGATCGGGCCGAAAGTGGTCGCCGGGTATCTGCTGTTTGACCCCGGTCGGGCGGCCCGGGTTCACGTAGCCGCCCATCACTGAGTCCACTCGGGTGAGTCGCCCGCCCACGCGGCCGCCTCATCCTCGGTCGGTGAGCCGATCTCGAGGTCCGCCATCGTCACGGTCTGCCCCGAGCGCACCGGGCCCGGCAACGCCTGGGCGTGCTGGATGGCGTCGCGCACGTAGCTCAACAGCTCGGCATCGGGCACGGTGCGGGTCATGCCCAGCGCCGCGGCGAGCTTGGCGCGGAACTCGGCGAGCATGCGCCGATCCTCGGTGAGCCGCTCGAGCATCTCCCGGTCCACCACCACATGCGGCGACCGGTCGAGCCCATGGGCACCTCGGCGGATCGGGCGACCCGAGACCACGAACATGGCTTCGGGCTCGGGCTCGCGGAAGTCCGGACAGTCACAGCCGAGCTGCTGGCACGGGCCCGAAACGAGCGCGTTGTGCCGGTTGCTCAGGTGCCCGCACGCGCACGGGCGCGCCTCGGGTTGGTTGGTCACGGCTGGCATCCCCTCGGGCAGTTGTCAGACCGAGCGAGACCGCCGGGCCCGTATTCGTGGATGTGCACCCCGGCGGCGGCCGCCTCGATGTAGGCCACGTTCAGCGCGGCGCGCTTGCCGGCGCCCTCGGCGTGCTGGTAGATGACCATCTCGGCCACCGGCACGTGCGCGGCGGGCTCGGGACGGCGCGGCCGGGCCAACAGGTGTGAGCGCTGGCGCCCCGAGGTGAACCGATCGGGGGCGGGCGACTCGGCCAGGTAGCGCTCGCGGGCGGCCCGGATGGCCTCGGTGGGGCCCAGCGCACCGCAGCCGCAGCGCGATCCGCCGGGCGCCCACTGGTGGTCAACGGTGTGCGTACTGGTCGGGTGCGGGCACAACTGGGTGGACTCACCGCCCGGGGGGTCAGACAGCAGACCGGCGGACCCCGGCCGGCCCAACGGCATGCGCGCCGCCGGCCCAGTCTGGGTGAGGTGCAGCGGCTTGACCAGGTCATCACACACGCACGTCCCCTCGGCGCACGCGCGGTAGCCGGGGCGCAGCTCGGGCACGTGCGAGGCGAACGCGTGGTCACACCCGGGGCGCACACAGCGCGCGCCGTAGGCGGCCAGCAGCCGCTCTCGCTTCAACTCGTCATCAGTCATCGAACTCTCCCCTGTTGATCTTGGCTTCCTGTTCGTCACGGTGCGTGCGGGCGGCCAGCTCCCAGGGCTCGGGCTCAGCCGCGGGCTCGAGTGGAGTGTCCGCGCTGTTCTCCTCGCTGTGGTCCAGACCCCACAGCGCGCGGCGCGCGGCGCTGGCGGCCAGCCCGGTGCGCACCAGCGCGGCCACGTCCGCCGGCGTGAGGTGCGTCGCCACCGCGCGCTCGGTGAACGCCTCGGGGTCGGTGTCCGGGCCGGGTGGCCCGTACAGCACCTGGTCAAGGGCGCGGGCCAGGTCATCGACCCGAGCAGCCTCGATCAGGCGCATAACGGATCTTCCCGGATGCGCTTGTAACAAGATCAATCTATCGAGTCTGCGGCAGACGGTCATGGCGTCCAGGCTGAGCCGTTTGGCGATATCGCGCACCGTGTAATTGGCCCTGGCCAGCGCGAAACACAGCGCAGCCTCAACATCCATTACCTCATCGGATTTGTTGGGGCTCTGAGTTTCATACGGTCCGGAGTGCTCGCCCATGGCAACCGTGCCGCCGGCTACCTACCCCGCCGGCGACCGGCCAGGCGAGCGAGCACCACGGCACCGAGGCTGAGCAGCCCGATCATCGTGGTGCACCCCCCGGCCGAGGCGTTGCGTTGGGTGGCCGAGAAGCCGCCCGAGGCGGGCCGCCGTGGCGTACCGCCGGCGCGCTTATACCGAGCGTCACTCGAGCGGAACTGTGCGCCGCCTGTTCCTTTTGAGCGCCCACAAGAACACGCTCCGTGACCGCTATTTCTGTGCCGACCGGTAGGGCAGTAACTCATGATTCCCTCACAAAATCAGAATGGCGTGATCGAACTATTCCGGCGGCTCGCGGCGGGGCCCGCCGAACTCCCCGCTACCCGCGTCGCGGCCCCGGTCGCCCTTGTGCCGCCACTCGGGCGGGGTCCGGTGGTCGGCTGCCTTGGCGGCGGCGCGGTCGGCGGCATCGGCCCGAGCCTGGGCGTCGAGCAGCCGCTGGTGCGTCCAGTTGGTGAACCCGGCGGCGAACCCGGCCGAGAGCAGCGTGGCAACGATGTAGCGCACCGGCACCTGTTGCAGCCCCAGCACTGCCTCAAAGATCAACGCCATGCAGGACAGCGCGGTCATCGTCGCCGCGAGCATGAACAGCCGCCCCATCGTGGTGGTGGTGATGGGCACGGTGGTTGGGTTGATGATCGGCATGAGCTACTCGACTCGCGTTCGGTGCGCCTCGAGCAGCTCGGCGGCGTGCTGGCGGAACACGTCGGCCAACTCCCGGGTGCTCTCGAGGTCCATCGCGGTGGCTGGCGCCGGGCTGTCCACGTAGGTGTCGTTGGCCTGGTCGTAGGTGCTCGGAGACTTGGCCGCGTCCTCGGCGGCGCGCACCAGCAGCTCGGCGTAGCGGTTGCAGCCGGCGGCGAGCTGGCGAGCTAGGAAGGGGTTCGCCTGGACGCGGGTGTCCGGTTCAGGCTTGGCGCGTGTTGCCATCGGTCTCTCGTTTCTGTGGTCGGGGCGGCATGCGGTAGCGGCCGCGCGGTTCGGTGTCGATGGCCGCCTGGACGTCGGTCAGCCGGTAGACGTTCTCGCCGCTCGCGGTGCGCCACGGCAGCGGTTCGAGGCGGTGGGTGTGGATCCACCCTCGAGCGCTGCCGAGATTTTTTCGGCCGAGCATCCGCATGATGTCGGACGTGGTGACGTGCTCGGTGTCTGTCATGGCCACCCCAGTAAAACACGTCTCGCAAGGTTGGGGGTAGCCTGAACCTTGCGCTCGGTGATTTACTGAGCGGGTTCGTCCAGTCGCACACAGCAAGACACCCGCCGGGGGTGTGAGGCCCGAGGCGGGTGTCCAGTACCAAGATCCGCTGACCGCCCCGACCAAGGATGCAATCGAACGAGAGCTAGGTGTCACTGATGGTAACCGGCGAGCCTGATGATTCGCCATGGGAGGATCCGCCCGAACGGCCGGACTCCCCCCGCATCGTGGCCTGGGCCCGCGCCGAGCTGGACAAGATCGAGGCGAACATGCCCGATCACCCGCCGCTCGGCGCGCTCGACCCCGCCTACTGCGGATACCGCTGGACCGACCGCACCGCCCACAAGATCCGGTGGCTGTGCAACCGCGAGCCCGAGCACACCGATGAGCACCAGGCGCTGCGCAAAGACGGCTCCGTGGCCGCGCGCCGAGCCAACCGGCGCAAGTCCGCACCCGAGTGAGCGCCCACCTCGTTGATGCCCGTGAAGGGTTGTCAGCCGGTGGTGCTAGACCTACACCGCCCCGACCAGGGAGAGAGATGGACATCATCCGGATCGAGCTGCCGTTGCCCGAGGGGCGCACCCCGGACGGCTCGGCCTACTGGACCTTGAGCAGCGGCGAGAAGATCTACGTTTTCGAGGACGCGGTCTACTCGCCCGGCATGCCCTCACACACCGACCTGCCCGCCCGAAAGCTCGAGCAGGACGCGTCGGTGATGCTCGCCGCCGCCCGGTTCGCCAACCACCGATAGGGAGCCTCATGTCCGATCAACTTCCACCCCCGCCACCGCTGACCGCCGAGGAGATCGCGGCCATGCCGGTCACCATCCGGCCCGAGCCCGGCAGCCGCCTCGAGCAGCTGGCCGACCGGTACGAACGAATCAAGGCGCGCGCCACCGAGTCGGCCGAAGAGCTGGATGAGGTGGTCAACGGGCTCAAGGCCGAGCTAGCGGCGGCCGCCCCCGGCAAGACCAACATCCTGCTGGACTCGCCGCTGCTCTCGATCCCGCTGCGGATGCTCGGCGTGGTGAGTCGCCGGATGAACACTAAGGCGCTACGCAAGGACTACCCCCAGGTGTATGCCGACTACTCGAGCGAGAGCACCAGCTGGCGCCTCGAGCGGTACAAGGGCTGATCGGGGTGACCGCGCCCGCCCGCATCCCGGCCGCCGAGATCGCCGCGTTCAAACACTCGGCACCCTCACCGCTGGGCGGCAACACCGAGTGGGCGCAGCGCCAGGGGGCCGAGCTGCGGCGGGTGTTCCACGCGCACGCCGCGGTGGCGCCGCGCACGTTGCAGCGCACCCTCGGCCCGTCCGAGCTGGGCGTGCGGTGTGATCGGCAGGTGGCCGGCAAGATGGCCGAGCTGCCGGTCACCAATCACGTGGCGGATCCGTGGCCCAGCATCCGGGGCACCGCGCTACACGTCTACGCGGGTGACGCGTTCGATGCGGAAAACGTGCGGCTCGGGCTGGACCCGGCCCGCCCCCGTTGGCTGACCGAGCGCAAGGTGGCCCCGTTCGTCACCGAGCACGGGGACGGGCCGGGTACCGCCGATCTCTATGACTGCTGGCAGTTCGCCCTGCTCGATCACAAGTTCTTGGGCGAGACGTCGATGGCCAAGGTGCGCAGCCCGCACGGGCCACCGATCCACTACCAAATTCAGATGATCCTTTACGCCCAGGGGTACCGGAACCTCGGCTACCGGGTGGATCGGGTGGCCCTGGTCGCCTACCCGGCCACCGCCGCCTCGCTCGATGGCATGTACGTCTGGGATCACCCGTACTCGGTCGCCGATGACGCGCTGATCGCCGAGGTGATCGACCGCACCGCCTACCGGCGCAAGTGGGCCGAGGCGATCCTGTCCGGCCGGGCCGGGCTGCTGGATGTGCCGGCCGTGCCGGATGACAACGACTGCTATTTCTGTCCGTTCTACCGCCCGCAAGCCGCCCGCGATGGCGGCACCGGGTGCCCCGGGACCATCGGCCACCGCGCCGAGCTGGCCCGCTCATAGACCACCGGCGCGATGCCGGTTGGAAGTCAACAGTGGAGAGTGGAAAACAATCATGAACTACCCACAACAGGGATTCCCCCAGCAGGGCCAGGGCGGCTACCCGCCGGCGCCGCAGCAGGGTGGATACCAGCAGGGCCCGCCACCGCAGCAGGGGTATCAGCAGCCGCCGAACTACGGGCCGCCCGCCCAGCAGCCGCCACCCAACTACGGGCCGCCGGCGGGCTACCAGCAGCCGTACGGGCAGCCCCAGCAGGGCTACGGGCAGCCCCAGCAGGGCTACGGGCAGCCGTACGGGCAGCCGCAGCAGCCGCCGCCGGAAAACTTCACCCTCGCCGACTTCGCCAACCAACCCACCGGGGGCAACGGCAAGGCGTGGAGTTTCGCCACGGACAAGGGCTACCGCCTCGGCAGCTGGCGGGTCGGTCAGGTGGCGCGTGAGGTGTCCGACGCGGATGTCGAGGGGCAGACCATGCCGAACTCGACCATGCCGGCCATGCTCAAGGACGGCCGGCGCAAGCTGGTGCTCAAGGTGCCGCTCTCGGTGGCACCGGATGAAGAATTCAAGGACGGCCGGGCTCAGCTGTACTGCTCGGGTGGGCTGTGGGGTGAGCTGACCAGGGCCATGGCCCAGGCCGGCGCGCCCTCGGGCTACCCCGAGTCGGGCGCGGTCATCGCGGTGCGCAAGACAGGTGAGCGCCAGATCCCGGGGCTCAACGCGGCGGGTATCTACGAGGTGCAGTACCAGCGCCCCGGCCAGCAGGGCCAGCCCGCCCAGGCACCGCCGGCGCCGGTCGAGCAGACCGCGCCGCAACAGCCGCCGGCCCAGCAGTACCAGCAGCCCCAGGGCCAGCCGGAGTACGCCCAGCAGGGCCCGCCGCCGGGGCAGTTCCCCCAGCAGGGCCCGCCGCAGGGGCAGCCGGAGTACCAGCAGCCGCAGCAGCCGGCGTACGCCCAGCAGGGTCCGCCGGCCCAGCAGCAGCCGCAGTACCAGCAGGGTGGCGCGCCGGCGCAACCCGGCGGTTGGGGTGTGCCGCCGCAGGCGAACGTGCCACCGGGCTACGCCGGGCCGGGGCCGAACGCACCGGGGCAGCAGGGGCCGCCGCAGGGTGGTCAGCAGTACGCCCAGCAGGGTCCGCCGCAGGGCCAGCCGCAGCAGGGTGACCCGTACGCCAGCGGGCTGATGGGCCGCCTGAGCGGGGCGCCCCAGGGCTGAGTCACTCACACGGGGCCGAGTCCGAGTCGATCGGGCTCGGCCCCGTTCCACGTCTGGACCGCGCCGCTAGTCTGTCCGAACCCCCGAGGGAGCCTCACCCGTGTTTCCACCCCCGCCCGGGTGGCCGACCTACCCCCAAGGTCAACCACCCGTTTACGTTCGAGGCGCGTCCGACACCGGCGCGCTGATCAGAGCTGAGCGCCACTTCGATGGCCGGCGCCTCATCGTCATGAGTGAGGGCGCCGAGGCTGAGCGCATCTTTGCCGCCCGCCAGCTCGGCACCACCACCCCCAACTACGTCGACTCGGACCCCAAGGGCGCGCTGTTGTGCCCGCTGACCTGGCCGACCCTGCTACAGCTGTCCAACACCTACGCCGGTCGCTGGCGCCCAGGGCCCAAGCTGCTGGATTGGATCCGTGAACAGGTCGAGCTGCGCACCGCGCCCTTGGCCGGGCCGCTAGCGGGCTACTCAGGGGCCCGCGCGCCGCGCAGCTACCAGCTCGAGGACGCCGTGATGATCGGGCGCTCCGGCCGCGCCCTGCTCGATCATGATCCGGGCACTGGGAAAACGATGTCCGCCGTGCTCGGGCTGCTCGAGCGCGCCGCCGCCGGGCACACCGTGCTGCCCATCCTGGTCATCGCGCCGCTGTCCGTGCTGGGCAGCTGGGTGGCCGAGTTCGAGCTGCTCGCCCCGGCGTGGCGGGTGGTCCGCTGGCACGGCACCGGGCGGCACGGGCTCGCCGATCGGGCGGACGTGTTCATTACCACCTACGGCACCGCGGTGCGCGATGCGGCCAGCGAGGCACGGGCCAAGGCCAAGCGGGACAAGGGCTATAACCGCAGCCTGGTCCGCCTGGCACCCGCCTCGGTGGTGGTCGATGAGATCCATATGACCAAGAACCACAACGCCGAGCAGTCCAAGGCGGCGGTGCGCCTCGGGCTCAAGGCCGGGCAGTTCATCGGACTGAGCGGCACCCCCATCACGCACCACCTGGCCGACCGGTGGCCCGCGCTCGAGATGCTCGAGCCCGGCGCTTGGCCGTCACGTGAGCGGTTCGTGGCTCGTTACTGCCTTACCAGCCAAGAACAGACCGGGGGCGGCCGCTATCAAGAGACGATCTACGGGATGAACCCGGGCACCGAACCGGAGTTCCGCGAGACCCTCCTGGGCCGCCGGCGGCGGGTGGCCAAGGCCGATGTGCTCACCGAGCTGCCCCCCAAGATCTACTCGGTGCGGGAGGTGGACATCCCACCGACCTGGCGCCGGGTCTATGACCAGATGGAATCTGAGATGCTCGCCGCGCTGCCCGATGGCGATGAGCTAGAGGTCATGTCGGTGCTCACGCAGCTCAACCGGCTGTGCACCCTGGCCAGCTGCGCCGGGTGGATCGAGCTGGTGCCCAAGGTCGACAAAGAGGGCGCCCCGGTGATCAACGCATTCACCGGCGAGCAGGAGATGCGCCAGCGCCTACACCCCCAGCTGCCCAGCTGGAAAGTGGACGTGCTGCTCGAGGTGCTGGATGAGCGGCCCACCCAGGCGGGGCTGTGCTTCACCGAGAGCAGGGGGCTGGCGCTGCTGGCCGGGCAGGAGGCGGCCAAGGCGGGCCGCCGCGTCGGCTACGTCATCGGCAACCAAGGCAAGGGCGAGCGAGACCGATCCATCGCCGCGTTTCAAGCCGGCGAGCTGGACCTGATGGTGCTCACGCTCAAGGCCGGCGGGGTCGGCATCACGCTCACCGCCGCCAGCTTCGAGGTGTTCCTGCAACGCCCGTTCTCGGTGGTCGAGTCCATCCAGGCCGAGGACAGAGCGCACCGCATCGGGTCCGAGCGCCATGAGTGCATCGAGGTCATCGACGTGATGGTGCCCGGCACGGTCGAGCAGAAGATCCGCACCATCCTGCGCACCAAGGCCGGCGCGCTGAGTGAGGTGCTCGGTGACCCCCGCATCGTGGCCGAGCTGCTCGGCGGGGCGAGGCGGGCCGCATGAGCCGCCGCGGCAACACGAACGGCAACCAACGCGGCAACTCGGCGGACCGCCGGCGCCGGCGCCAATGGCTGCTGGACCACTTCGGCAACGGCACCACCGCGCCGTGCTCGATGTGCGGGCGGCCCCAAGACATCAACACGGTCAGCGTCGACTGCTGGCCGGTGCCCCGCTGTGACGGCGGCACCTATGACAAGACCAACATCCGCCCCGCGTGTGACTCGTGTCAGGCGCGCCAGGGCGGGCTGATGGCCCAGGCACGCCGCCGGGCCCGACTGGAGAAAGCCTCATGAAGATCAGGATTATCGGTGTGGACCCCGGGCTGACGGTCGGCATCGGGGTGCTCGATTTCGACTCGAGGGCCCCCAGCGTGGTCGAGGCGCACGTGTTGCAGTGTGACTCGGGGCTAGCGCTGTCCGTGATCGCCGGGCTCATCGAGTCCGCCCCCGGGCACGTCGGGGTGGCGTGCGAGCGGTACGTGGCCGGACTGACCCGCGAGGGGTCCACCGCCTCGCTCACCCGATCACTAGTGGAGTCGGTCGCACGGCTGGCCGCCGAGCGCGCGGACAAGTATTGGTGCCGCTCGGCGCATGAGGTCAAAGCCTGGGCCACCGACATCCGCATGAGCGCCGGCGGGCTGATCACGGTGGCCAAGGGCATGAGCAACCACGGTCTCGATGGGTTGAGACACGCCCTGTTCGCCTCGGTGAAGGACGCGGGATTGCGTGATCCCCTCTCTCGGAAGGGATCACGCAAGTCCGGCCGCCCGAGCGCCTCGCCCGCGCATCGGGGTCGATCAACAGAAGTGCTGGCCGGCAGCCTCACTGACCGGTCAGCGTCCTACCCAAACAACACACGGAGTGTAACCACATGAGCGGCCCGATCAGCTCGCAACCTGCCGAAACTCTCAGCGAGACCGAGACCTCGGCCGCCCTCGAGCTGGCCCGCTGTCTCACCCGGGTGGGCGTGCCGGTGTTCGTCGCCCCGGCGGATACCTCGAGTAGTACCGGGTTCGCGCTGCCGAACCGGTGGCAGCTGACCGAGCCCGATGCCGCCGTGGTGGACTCATGGCGGCCCGGTATGGCGCTGTGCGCGGTGATGGGCCAAGGCCTTGACGTCCTCGATGTCGACCCCCGCAACGGCGGCGGCGCCTCCCTCGAGCGGATGAACGGCACCACCCCGAGGGCATACGGACTGGTGGACACCCCGAGCGGCGGCGGCCACCTATGGATCAACTCGCTCGGCGTGGCCAAGGCCACCAACGTGCTGCCCGGCATCGACGTGCAAGCCGGCGCCCCCGATGGGCGCGGCCGGGGGTTCGTGTTCCTGCCGCCCACCGCCAAGGCCAGCAAGGTGGACAAGACCATCCGCCCGTACCGGTGGGCCGGGCCGCTAGATCTCGAGGCCTGGACGATGGACGCCGGGGTCGACAACTCCGGCGAGGCGCTGCGCCGGCTGATGGCCAGCTCGAGCCCGGGCATCGCCCGCGCGCCCGAGAACGTACCGGCCGGCTGGCTCGCGATGCAGAACAACCGCCCGCCCCAGGCCCAGGCGGCCGCCGAGCACGCCATTGCCGAGAAGCTCGCCGTGATCACCAACCTGGTCAACGGCGCCGGCGGGGGCCGCGCCGCCGTGCTGAACGCGGCGTTCTTGTTGGGCGGCTACGTCGGCGGGGGCTACCTGTCCGAGGATGAGGCGGCTGAGCGGGTCCGTGCGGCGTGCTCGGCGGTGTGGGGTGCACCCGATGAGCAGGATGAGCTGTGGCTCACCCAGGGGCTCACAGACGGCGCGCGCAGACCGTTCTACGT